CTGAAGCAATCAAGCGAGCGAGGGCGAAAAATGCATTATGAGATGGCGTTAAAATGCAAGGCGGCAGTGGCTAAATTTGCCGCCGATAACGGGTTAAGGGTCGCAGGAGATAACGTTGACTTTAGACCACCTGCGGGCGGTGAGACCTACCTTAAAGTCTCCTACGTCGAGGCGGATTCAAGATCGGTTGACCTGTCAAGGAAATGCCGAGTCTATCTGGCGATGGTTCAGATTGACGTTATCTTTAAGCCTGGGATCGGAACTGACCGCGCGAGGATTATCGCCCAACGCGTTGCAAAATCCTTCCCCGAAGGCAAGATTGTTGATCATGACAGTAAGTTATATGTGAGCGAGTGGGCGGAGGTACACGGCGTGCAGAAGCATGATGCTGGTTGGTTCTTTCCGGTTCGGTTCACAGTAAGATGCGAGAGCGTGGAGGAAAGCGGTTATCCATCAACCTAACGGATCTTAGAAGTGCTTATAACTTCTTGCCAGCCTGGAAATATATAGGCATAATGGCGTTGTTAAACTTTCATCAAAACAGGAGTATTCAACATGCATTTACCAAACGGTGCAAAGGTCTTCTTTGAGAAGACTCGCGGTGCGGAGATTCCGTTTACCGCAATGACCAACGACGCGAAAAACCCAAAAATCACAGTAACGGATGGCAAGCTGAAGGTGAAAGATATTGTGATCTTTACCGATTGCACCTGGGGCGACTTTGTTAACAAGGTGGCTCGCGTAAAAGCAGTGGCAGCAGGCGTGGCTACGCTGGAAGAGTTCGACACCTCCGACACTAACAAGTATCCTGGCGGCGCGGCTACTGGTAACGTAAGCGTGATCACTGCTTGGGTAGAATTGCCTTGCATTCAGGATTTAGGCAAAGATGGCAACGAACAGCAGTTCTATAACTATCAGTGCTTGAGCGATGAGCGCGAGCAATCCGAACCTACTTACAAGTCGGCGGTGACGCTTAACTACACGTTTGCGCACGATTACAATAACGCGATCTACCCGGTTTTGCGTTCAGCCGACGCCAGCAAGCAGGCGAAAGCGATGTACATGTATATCCCGCGAGCTTCCGAGGTTCGTTACTGGTCTGGAATTGCATCTTTCGATGACATTCCATCCACAGCGGTTAACGAGATGGAGACGGTAACGCTTAACATTGCGCTTAAAGGTTCTCACGTCTTCCTTCCGGTTGTCGCGTAATTAAATGGCGGGGCTTGTGCCTCGCCTTTTTTTGTGCATAATAGCGAATAACACAAACCAATCAGGAGTTAACAAAATGGCCAAGTTCAAAATTCAAATCGGCGGCAATCTCCCTTCTTTCAAACTGCCAGTAACCTTTACTTGCCCGGACGGCAAAGAAGCGACAATCACCATGACCGTAAAACACCGTTCCACCGATGAGATGAAAGACTTTTATGAGAGCGAAGATAAAGCGCCAAAGGGTAACGCCGAGTTTATCCGCTTTATGGCCGAAGGCTGGGATCTTGATGATGAGTTCAACGACGAAAACATTTCCTGGCTTTGCTCACACTTTCCGGCATTTGTCATGGCGCTGCCGCAAACTTACATGGCCGCGCTTGCGGGCCATCGTGCAAAAGTTTAAGGCGGGCTGTTTATCTCACGCTTCAGCCTGAGCTAACCGATCGCCAGCTTGCGGAGTACGGGTTAAGGCGATCGGATTATGAAGCAGATCTTGAAACGATCTATTTTGATGAGCAGACCGCCCAAAGCTGGCAGTTATTCCAGGCCATGCAAACGCAATGGCGAATCGGGATGAATGGCCCGACGGGGCTTGACTATAATACGTTGCCACTGCTGTTCGAATTGTATAAAATAGACAATCGAGAAGCGGCATTACTTGACTTGCAAATCTTAGAAGGTGAATACCTGAAGGAGATTTACAAGAAATCCAAATAAGCGCCTACGGGCGCTTTTTTCATATGGGGGCTAAACATGGCTGATAAAGTAGCTGGGCTAACGTTTGGCGTTGACGTTTCGCAGGTTGATAAAGCGGTACGATCACTCGCAGAACTGAAAAACCAAAGCCAGCAAACGGGCGCTGGCCTACAGTCACTTGCGGACGCTGAAAGGCGGGCCACGGCGCAGACCGAGGAAATGAACCGCGCATTGCAGCGCCAGAAGCAAGAGACAGATAAATCAAAAACCAGCTTTAGCAGGATCGCAAGCGCCATCGATCCAACGATCTCAAAAATGGCCAACTTGCGCAAAGCTACAGAAGAACTTGATAAGGCATGGGCCTTGGGGCTTGTTCCTGACAAGGAATTCTTCCGCCTTGGGGCGATTATTGAATCCACAACCAACAAGCTACGGCAGCAGCAGGCGGCGCTAACAGAAGAAGGACGCGCAGCAATTGCGGAAGCCGAGGCAAAACAGAAGGCAGCCAATGCTGGGCGTGATTTTGTCGCAAGCCTGAAACAGCAAGCAGAATCAGCAGGCAAAACACGCGCTGAATTGCTGGAAATGAAGGCGGCGCAATTGGGCGTATCTGCGGAAGCGGCCCCGTTCATTAACGCGCTGAAACAGCAAGAGCAGGCGTTAAAGAAACAGCAAAACGCTATGGGCCTCGCTGGCATTTCCGCCGGGCAATATCAAGCAGCAATGCGCCAGCTTCCGGCACAGATCACGGACGTTGTAACGTCACTTGCTTCAGGTATGCCAGTCTGGATGGTTGCAATTCAGCAGGGCGGGCAAATCAAGGATAGCTTTGGCGGCGTAGGGAATGCATTTCAGGCGCTGAAAAATTTAATCTTTGGCACGAGCGCTGATATTAATGAATCTCTGGACGAAACCAGCGAAAGCGCAAGCGATCTGGCTGAGAGCTTTAATAATACCGCCGAGGCTGGAGAGAAGATTGGGGGTCTAATCAGATTCATTAACCCGCTAACCATTGGTGCGCTTGCTCTTGGTGTTGCTATCGCGGCAATTGCAAAAGCTGGTTATGATGCATGGAAGTCACAGCGTGATCTGGCGAATGCGCTGGTGCTGACCGGTGGTTATGCTGCCACTACCACAGGGCAGATTAACGATCTTGCCAATGAATTGAGCGAGACTTCTAGCGCAACTTCCGGGAGAATCCAGGATATCGCGTCAACTTTGGCCTCTTCTGGAAAATACACCATTGGTCAGATTAAGACCATTACGAAGACTACGGCTGAATGGGAAGCGCAGACAGGAGAGAGCAGTGATAAGATCAAGGGATACTTTGACCAGATCTTAAAAGATCCTGTTAAGGGGCTTGCAGATCTTAACGATAAGTTTAACTTCCTGAATGAGGGGCAGCTAACATATATTGAGTCATTGCGCAAAACTAAAGGCGAGACGGCAGCAGCAGACGCAGCGACAAAACTGTTTGCTGACACGATGGATAAGCGGCTGAAAGATGTGGCTGACAGCGCAACACCTCTTGAAAAAATGTGGATGGATATCAAGAAGTGGGCGTCTGATTCATGGGATTGGGTTGGAAATCACACGGTTGGTGCGCTTAACCTTATCGTTGATACTGTATCGGCAATCATCAACACGATCAGAAAGTTGATTACCGACGGCGACGCTATGATCGCGCAGTTTGTCGTTGACGCTGGCCGGACACTGCAAAAAATTCCCGGCATGGGTGACTTTGGAAATGACTTTCTGGCGCAGCAGGAGCAGTTAATCAAGGACTCGAAAGCCAAATCCGCCGAGCTTGCAAAAACCATTGCGGAACAGCAAGCAAGGATCGCAAAAGGCGAGATGGGTTACATTGATGCCGCCAACAACAAAGATGTTTCCGGCGGCTACAGCAGCAAAACGAAGGATCGCGTAAATCAGGAAGAAAAAGATATCCTGAAAAACCGCAACGCAAGGAAGCAGCAGGCAGACGCGGGCGTTAAAATTGATGAGCAGTATCAGGCTGAACTGCTATCGCTACAGGCGCAGCTAAAGGTTTTGCAGCAGCACAAGGGGCTTGACGACAAGATCAGCCAGCAGCGCAAGGACTACTTCGAGACGGTTGCTAAATTCCAGGTTTTGGAAGAGGCAAGCCAGAAGCGAAAACTGACCCAAAGCGAACAGCAGATGCTGGCGAACAAAAAGAATATCCTGTACATGGCGGAACAAAAGGCCATCGTGGGAGATCAGATTGTTCAGCAGCAGCGACTGAACGCCTTGCTTGACAAGTCTACCAAGTATCAAAACCAGATGGCGGAGAAAACCAAAGCGCTACAGGATACCGCCGGAATGGGTAGCAAGGAGCAGGAGAGATACCGGGCCAATGCGCAGATGGCTGCTGACTGGAAAAACAACGGCGGATCTTTAAGTGACCCTGGATTTAAATCGATGCAGGCCGCAAGCGATAAATTCTACGCACAGCAAGATGCGCAAATGATGAACTGGAAGGCCGGGTTTACTCATGCGTGGGCTGACATTGGCGACGAAGTTAATGACGTATACACCAACATCGGGGATATTACTAAAAACGCATTTAACGGCATGGCGAGCGTGCTGACTGATTTTGTTATGACTGGTAAGGCCAGCTTTAGCGACTTCGCAAGAAGCGTTATCGGTGACATTACCAACATGCTTATCAAGATGGCGCTGTTTAACTCGCTTTCTGCCGCGTTTGGTGGTGGCGGTACGTTCAGCTTCGCCAACATGTTCAGCAAAGGATTTTCTGGCGGCGGTTACACTGGCGACGGCGGGAAGTATGAGCCAAAAGGCGTTGTTCACGGCGGGGAATTCGTATTCACCAAAGAGGCAACGCAAAGGCTAGGCCCGGAAAACCTGTACCGACTCATGCGCGGCTATGCAAGTGGCGGCCTGGTTGGTGGTAACGCAAGTTCAGGATCTGGAGTAACCAACGGCGGCAATGTTGCGGCGTCGGCTGCGATGGTGTTCACTATCGGTGACATTAACATTACGATGGGTTCCGGTCAGGATAGTAAGGGGATGGAACAGGGCGTAAGGCAGATCGTCAACGATATGTTCACCGAGGCATTGAGCCAAAACGGGCGCATTGCGAAGTTCGTCAATGAGAAAACGAGGAGGTAGTAGTGGATTCCTTTAAATGGTGTACACAAATTCAAGGAGGGGCGGCGAAGGTCGCCATCTCCAACAACATTCGATCGATTGTTTTCGGAAACGGCTACATCCAAACGGCGTCGAGCGGCATTAACACAAAGCGCCGGACGGTTCCGATCGTTTATGGCGGTTCAGATTGGGAGGAGGTTTATAACTTCTGTCAGGTTCACGTAACCAAGCCGTTTGTATGGAAGGCTCCGGATGGAAGAATGGGCGTGTTCGTCGTAACTGCCGACTCCGTTAACCTTGCGCCGCAGGGTGGCGGGGTGTTTGAGGTAACGGCTGAATTCGCCGAACGCTTCACTTCAGCCGGATAATCAAAAAGCGCCCTTTACGGGTGCTTTTTTTTGGCCTATGATCTGGAGTCAATTAGAGGAGGGCTTACGATGACAGCCAATGTTTCAAAAGAGTTTGCGAACTGCTTACAAAAACTTTTCCCCGGCGAGATCCTAACGCTGATCGATATCGACGCCACAAAGTTCGGCGGGCAGGTCTACCGATTCCATAACGAGAACGTCGCCTATACAACCGAGGAGCTTTTAGCGGCGGTAAACGTCGGGACGCTTCAGCCCAAGATGATCACGTTTCGCGGCGAGCAGTACGGCCCGCGCCCGTTCGGCCTGGGCGGGATCGCAATGTCGAGCGATGGCACAGTGGAAAAGCCAACGCTGACGGTTAGCAATATTGATGCGCAAGCGAGTGCTCTTATTCGCGCCTATAACGGCCTTATGCAAGCCAAAGTTACGGTATGGGTTTTGGTCAAGGAATTACTGCAAAACGACGGCAGCGTTAAAGAGGGCGATTTTAGGCGATTTGTCTACTACATCGAGCGCCCAAAACAGGTCGACCCGCAAAAGGCAACGTTCGAATTAACATCCGTGTTTGATATGGATGGATTAATGATCCCGGCACGCCTAACGCAAACCGTTTGTTATTGGGCGCAGCGTGGGTGGTACAAGTCTGGCAAAGGCTGCGACTACAACGGGCAGAACGGATACTTCGACAAGCTGGGAAACAGGGTTGACGACCCGGCGCAAGATGTTTGTGGTGGCCTGGTTTCTTCCTGTAGGCTTCGTTTTGGTAATGAGCCGTTGAGTTTCGGCGGTTGTGCGACAGCAACGTTAAAGAGTGGTAGCTAATATGTTGACTCCGAAAATTAAAATGCAGATCATGCAGCACGCGAAGGAAGTCTACCCGCACGAATGCGCCGGGCTGGTAACGCAAAAATCACGCGTGCAAAAATATCACCGACTAGACAACGTTTCTCCAGATCCTGAGAACGAATCAATGCCGGATGAAACGCAGTATGCGATGGCGGCAATGGATGGCGAGCCGATCGCCTTCGTTCATTCGCATACTGGCGACGGGGCAACCACAATTCCGAGCGCCACAGATTTATGCTTCTGTGATGAGTCTGGCTTGTCGTGGGTTATCGTCTCCATCCCTGAAGGTGATATGCGAATCATTGAGCCTAAGCGCCGTCCGCTGATTGGTCGCCCCTGGGCTTTGGGGGCTTACGATTGCTATGGCCTTATCATGGATTTTCACAAGCGACACGGCGTCACGCTAAAAGATCGGCGGGTTCCGTTCGAATGGTGGAAGCCGGAATACAAAGAGAATCTTTACCAGGACTACTGGCAAGAGGACGGGTTCATTGAAAACACTGGCGAGCCTGAAGTTGGCGATATGATCATTTTTCAGCTTCAGGCGGAGAAGTGGAATCACGCGGGGATTTACGTTGGAAATAACAACATCCTTCATCACGCGTTTGGTAAGCTGTCTCGCCGGGATATCTATTCCGGATGGTACGAGCAGCACAAAGTTTTAATTTGCAGGCATAAGGAGCTTAAACATGGCATCACATACGAAGACGATTAAACTTTCTGGTTCCCTTGGGCGTCGGTTCGGCGTCTTCCATAAACTTGCGGTTGATTCGGTTGCTGAGTGTATCCGGGCGCTGTCTTACCAGGTGGAAGGGTTTAAGCCGTTCATGCAGAGCAAAGTTGGTTCAAACATGCGCTTTGGCGTTGTCGCCGACGGAAAACCAATCAGCGCGAACGACCTTTCTACTTTTGCAGTGGCGAGGGAGATCAGAATCATCCCGATCCCAAAAGCCAGAAAGAACGGCGGGTTGTTGCAGGTCGTTATCGGCGCGGCGATTATGGTTGCTGCCTTCTTTACTGGCGGCGGCTCGCTGGCTGCTATGGGCGCTTTTTCGTCGGCAGCATTCATGGCTGGTGGCTCGATGGTTTTAGGTGGCGTAATGCAGATGATCGCCCCGCAGATGGGCGGCAACATGCGTGCGAGCGAATCACCTGAGAACAAGCCATCTTATGCGTTCGGCGGGCCGATTAATACCACGGCGGCGGGTTATCCAATCCAGTTGCCATATGGTTACAGATTGGCTGGCGGCGCATTGTTCGGTTCGGGATCTTACGCAGAAGACAACAACTAATTAAGCCATTCGCTTTTTAGCCTGGGGGCGTAGCCTCCGGGCTTTTTGTCGTGTACAATTGCGATACTATTAACAGGAGGCTAAACGATGACTAATATCAAGGCCCGCAAGGGCGGTTCAAGCAAGCCACGTACTCCCGTAGAAATGCCAGATAACCTGATCTCAAAAGATAAGATCAAGTTGTTGCTTGCTGTTTCAGATGGCGAGGTGGTTAACGACTTCAGCTTGAAGCAGTTGCATTTTGGCGGCGTCCCGGTTCAGAACGAGGATGGAACATTCAACTATGAGGGCGTGATTGCAGAGTTCCGCCCCGGCACGCAAACGCAGGACTACATTCAGGGCTTCAGCGAGTCAAGTGCTGAATTCCAGGTTGCTCGTGAAGTCACTCACAACACGCCTTATACGCTTACCGTATCGAACAAAAATCTTTCTGCTATTCGCTTTCGCCTGTTATGGCCGCGCGTGCTGACTCAAAAAGATAACGGCGATATGGTCGGATCGGTTGTTGAGTACAAGATCGAGATGGCGGTAGATGGTGCAAGTTATCAGACCTACCTAACTGGCAAGATTGACGGTAAGAACACGACTGGCGGTTACGATCGGAGCATTCGCGTTAACCTGCCGCAAAACTTTACGTCGCAGGTGCTTATCCGCGTTAGTCGAGTAACGCCGGACGCTGACGGGGTGAAAGTTGTCGACGCTTTCCGGGTTGAATCCTACGCTGAAGTTATTGATGCAAAATTCCGCTACCCGTTAACGGCCATGCTTTACGTTGAGTTCGATAGCGACCTGTTCCAAAACCAAATCCCCACTATCTCACTCAAAAAGAAATGGAAGATTATTCAGGTTCCGAGTAATTACGATCCGATTAATCGCACATACTCCGGGACGTGGGACGGTGTTTTTAAGTGGGCGTGGAGCAATAACCCGGCATGGGTGCTTTATGACCTGATCATGAATCAGCGCTATGGTTTAGACCAGCGCGAACTTGGCATCCCGGTTGACAAGTGGTCGCTGTATGAGGTGGCGCAATACTGTGATGAACTTGTTCCTGACAATCGCGGCGGTATGGAGCCTCGCTATTTGATGGATGTAATTGTTCAGTCGCAGGTTGAGGCATTCCAGTTGGTAAGGGATATTTGTTCCGCGTTCCGTGGAATGACGTTCTACAACGGGGAAAGCCTTTCGATTATCGTCGATAAGCCGCGCGATCCGGTGTACCTGTTTACGGCTGATAACGTCGTTGACGGCGTTTTCGTTCGGACGTTCCCAAGCGAAAAGACGATGTACACGTCGTGCAACGTCATGTTCGACGACGAAGAAAACCAGTACGAACAGGATGTTGAACCAGTGTTCAACCCGGACGCAGCCATGCGGTTCGGCCACAACCCAACGAGCATTACAGCGATCGGGTGTACCAGAAGGACTGAGGCGAACCGCCGTGGGCGTTGGATTCTGCAAACGAACCTAAGCGCCACAACCGTTTCGTTTTCTACTGGCCTGGAAGGTATGATTCCTTCTTGCGGCGATGTAATTTACGTTGCAGATCCGCACTGGCAATCTGCCTTTAACCTGGTGCTATCAGGCCGCGTTATGGAAGTAACGGGAACGCAGGTTTTCCTGGCCTACCGCTGCGACGCGAAGGCTGGCGACACTCTGATCCTGAATACCGACGACGGCAAGCCTGTGCGCCGCACAATCGCCAGCGTTTCGGCGGACGGTAAAACCCTAACGCTAAACGTTGGGTATAACTTTGACGTTGCTCCGGACAGTGTATTCCTGATCGAGAGCGATCAGCTTGCAGCGGAACAGTATGTAGTAACCCGGATTGAAAAGGGTAGTGATGACGACGAATTCACCTTTGCCATCACGGCTACGCAGTACGATCCGAACAAGTATGACGCGATCGACAATGGGGTAATTACCGATGGCCGACCAACTTCGGTTGTCGACCCGGATTCAATGGGTGCTCCGAAAGATTTAACGATTAGCTCGTTTTCTCGCATTGTTCAGGGAATGAGCGTCGAGACGATGGTGATCGGCTGGTCTGCCGTGCAGTATGCAAAACTGTACGAGGTGCAATGGCGCAAAGATGGCGGTAACTGGAACAACGTTCCTCGCACTGCGACAACGCAGGTTGATATTGAAGGCATCTATGCTGGTGAGTATCAGGCCCGCGTTAGGTGCATTAGCGGCGGGAATGTAGCGTCTCCGTGGTCTGCTTTGGCTAGTGCATCACTGACCGGGAAAATTGGAGCGCCGAAAGGGCCGATTAACCTTTTCGCGTCGGATAATGAAATCTTTGGGATTCGCGTTAAGTGGGCAATGCCTGAAGGTGCAGAGGATACGGCATACATTGAGCTTTACCAGTCGCAAAGCGGAACCGATCAGGATGCAAGCCTACTTACACTGATTCCTTACCCGGCGGCTGAATACTGGCATTCAATTCTGCCCGCTGGCTACGTGAACTTCTACAAAGCCAGAAGCGTAGACCGTATCGGCAACGTTTCAGAGTGGACTGATTACGCTCGCGGCATGTCGTCTACTGACGTTAACGCCATCACGGATGTGATCCTGGGTGAGATCTTAGACAGCGACGCGATGAAGGAGCTTCAGGAGAGTGCGCAGGATAGCGCGGCAAAACTCAATGACTACGCGAACAGTATCATTCAAAATGCGCTGGCGAATGATGGCGATGTTAGAATAATGAGAAAGGAGAATGGCAAGAGGAAAGCTGAAATTAAACATGCAGAAGTTCTAATAGCAAATGAGACAGAAGCCAGGGTGCAGCAGGTTAACCAGATCTCGGCAGAGTTCAACGAAAACCTAAATGCTGGATTAACTCAAGTTAACGAGGCTCTGGCCAATGAAACTGAGGCACGTGTTACCTCTGAGGAGGCTCTATCAGCAAGGATTGGCCAGAACTCCGCAGCGTTAGATCAGAAACTCGACTCGTGGGCAGACGTTAATGGCGTTGGTTCCATGTACACGATGAAGTTGGGATTGAAGTACAACGGCCAGGAATACAATTCCGGGATGGCCCTACAGCTTACCGCGCAAGGGAACAACGTTGTTTCGCAAGTTATGTTTATTGCTGATAGATTCGCCATCATCCGAAATGCTGAGTCTGGAGCGTACACTTTGCCGTTTGTTGTGCAGAATGACCAGGTTTTCATGAATAACGCGCTTATTCAGGACGGTTCGATTACCAACGCCAAGATCGGAAACGTAATCCATTCAAATAACTACGTGGACGGTCAGAGCGGATGGAGCATTAACAAGGATGGAGGCGCGCAGTTCAACAACGTGATCGTTCGCGGTGCGGTTTATGCGACTGACGGCTGGTTCCAGGGGACGGTATATGCGAACCACATCGAGGGCGACATCGGGTCATTTGCGATCAACATCGCTCAGCACCGCACGCGCAAGGTGCCGAAGGCTACATGGCAGTGGTTTGAGCTGGCCCGGTTTCGGCGGCAGAATTTCGACCAGGTGATCAATATTCGCGGTGGACTCCTCCAGACGGATAGCATCACTATCGACGGCGGCGCGAAACTAAGAGCGGGGATGTCCTACGCGCCAGGGGCTGACGGCGGACTGGATCCTGGTTATCTGTCGTATGCAATGCTTATTCGTGGCACAGGCGCTACGTCTGGTGGCGGCAGTATGGAGCTAGGCATTGAGCTTATGTATGAAACAGGTGGAGCAACACGCCTGTTAACGGCTCAAGAGTCAATGAACGTAGACAACATGTCATTTGTCGTCCCTGCCGGTACTGGCGACGCTGTTCTGCGATATGGCTGTTACCTGAACCGTAACGGACAGATGGTATTAACCATCCTCTCAAGATTCGACGCCTTCACCGCGCGCAATAACAACGTAATTCGCGGTTCATCAACCTGATAACAATATATGGCCCCGTAAGGGGCCTTTATTTTGGACAAAAGAAAAGGGCCTTTCGGCCCTTTTGTTATATGAATAACATTTCACAATGGATCACTGCAATTTCAACCAATTTGATTGGTGCGCCGGTGGTTTCCGCCTGCGCCAGCCTTTGCAGGCCATAATTGGTGTGAATCGTAGCGTATGTCATTATTGTGGCCTCTTAATTAAAATATTTGCATGTTATTCATTTGCTTCGGATTCTATGTTTTTAGCAATTTCAATTTGTTCGTTATGCGTCAGTTTATTACCTTCGCCATCATCCTGTTGTACATGCATAGAACTTGCTTCACTGATAACTCTTGCAACTTCCGCCCGGTTACTGAACATTTCATTTAAGTCGCTCATATTCTTACCTTACAGGTTAATTTTTAATTGCTTAGTTACAGGATCATAGTAGAAACCGCCAACTGATGCCGAAGATGTTGGCATTGATTGGTTAACCAGAGCCTGGCAGTCTATTTGCTTTCTGTTCAATGGTTTAAATCCAATAATAGGATTAGTAACAGCATCGGACCTGTATTCAAATGAACTTCCCTTAGCCTGCAAAATGTATACATTACCTGTTGGGTCCGTGTATCTGTACTCGTTATCAAACGAGCGTTGGTCTGAATACGAAAACGCAACATTAAATCCATTATATGTGGCATTAAATTTGTTGTTAGTGCCCATTCCCAAAGAAAAAATATAATCAAAATCCTTGGCATTAACTTTAATGTCACAATGCTGCCCGCCATTGAACTTGATAGCGGATTGCCGTGCAGTTCCGATGGAGAATACATCAGCGTGCACGGCGGTAATGTCTACGTTGCAGTGCTGGATATACGCGTTATTTGCTGCGGTAGTGAAGAAGACGACCGCATCAGTCACACCGTACCCAGAACCTTTTACGTTGCAGCTTATAACAGGGGTTGTTTCCGAATTTCCTATGAATGCCGCGACGTATTGCGCATTATACACCGTCACATCGCCGCTACACGCCTCACAGCCATACCCCGTGATAACGCCGCCACCCTCAACGATGTCCGTTGCGGAGACCTTGTAAGTAATGTTCTTACATCTGTTCCATAGATGAAGTCCAGCATGGTACGCCTTATTGGTTACCAGGGTTATGCTGCCGTTGACGTTGTTGCTCTCAGACTCAATGCCTGCGTATGCTGAATCATTTGCGATAACATCCATGATAAAATCGTAACAGGCATCCAGTTTAAAAGTACTCCCCAAAGCCAAATCTGAACTTGCTGACGTTGGCTGTGGGTAAATCTGACCTGATTTTCTGGCAGTGCAATATACCTTCATACCCTTTGTGTCTTTATTGGCAAAGAAAGGGAATACCGCTCGTTCTAACGTAACTGATTTACCAACATATGGATTATTACTACCATAAATCCACAGACCTAATGTATTCGCCAGGGGAGCTGTGAAAATTTCCCTTGAGTCAATTTTTGTTGTGCTCCGGTACGCATACAACGGTTTATTAGTTGGGTCATCCGACGTGATAAGAAGGGTACCCGTAATTCGTGGGTTGTCGCCAGTAAGTTTTAAGTTTGTAAACCCAGAATAACTTGCCGATGATGGCGTAGCACGGGAGAGGGTAGCCCCACCACCATCTAATGTGATGTTATCAGCAGCTATTACCCACCCATCTAACGCCTGTGAGTTGTTGGGAAAGCCATTGTAATAAACAGCATTGGTCATCAACTGGATATAGTCGCCATTGACGAGGGCACCGAGCATCGTTTTAAACGGAATCGTGTCGGGTATGGCTGTGCCTTTGCCGCGACAACCGTACCATTCGGGCTTGACAATGCGGGACGCGTAGTATTCCTCACGTACGAAGACTAATCCTGCCGTTGCCGACGCCACAACTTTCCCGCCATCAACCGTATAATCAGATGAGTTTTGTACAATAAAGTTACCGCCACCTACCACATAGCCCGTGGCATATTCAGTAACTTGAATCCTTTGTCCGACAGTGGTTGGAGATATTGAGGATAGTGCTGAAACGTTCGCTGCACTTCCTATCTTCATAAGGCCTTGTGGTTGAGCCAATACCACCAGCGTTGACTGCTCGCCAGCTTCATCAATTATCTGCTGGATTTCATCGCGTGTTGCTTCGGCGTCAGCGGCTGCATCTTGGCTTGCTGCCGCCGCCTCTTGGCTTGCCGACGCTGCCTCTTGGCTTTCTGACGCCGCCTCATGGCTCGCTGACGCCGCCTCTTGGCTCGCTGACGCTGACTCATGGCTTGCTGCCGCATCTTCCTTAACCTGCTCTACCAATTCTTGCAAGGTGGCTAAATCAAAGTCTTTAAAGAAATCTACCGCTTCAGCAATAACGGTTTCCTGCGATTGATAGTAGCGCAGCGTTTCCGCAACATCTTGCGCCAGTCCGTCGACGGTCAGCGAGTCGCTTAACAGGATCGCGTAATCGCTGGACGGAACAACCGCGCCGTTTGTGGTGATGGCGTTAATTTGCGTGTCACTGACAACCTTGTTAACTACCGCCATTTGAATAGGTGACGATAAAAACAGGATCGTAGCGCCTGGGCGAATAAGCGTTAACGCTGATTGCCAGTTAGTGCCAATTCCGGTGACGATGCCGTTTGCATCCATCGCGGCTTTGCCTTGTCTGTATAGTGCCATTTTAATACCTCTTTTGGTTGGTTGAGTAACGCAGATAATAGCATCAATGAAGCAATAAAAAAAGAGGCCTTTCGGCCCCCTTTAGTTGTCAAATCAGAACGGGATATCATCATCGAAATCCATGCCATGATTACCACCACCGCTTTGCGGCTTCGGTTGTTGTTGTTGCGGCTTCGGTTGCTGAGGCTGGCCCCATCCACCCTGCTGATTACCTCCGCCCTGCGTTGGTTCACGCTGGCTGAATTCCAGTTGCGGCATAATCATTTCATTGTGGCTGTAAGTCGCGCCGTTGTGCTCGCGGTTTACGATCTGAAGTGTCCGGCAGGTGACGCTAATAACCTTGTCCACCTGCAACGCTTCATCGTACCACGCAATCATGCTTTCCTTCGCGAAGAAGACGGCGCGATAGTTGGTGTATACAGTTTCGTCCTGGCCGTCGCGATTGCGGATCTTCATTCGCTCCGACAGGTCGACCGCATACATCTTCCACGGCCCGTTATTGTTGCTGCCCTCTTTTACGTAAGGCGCTTTTCGGATTACCCCTGTTACAACATGCATTGTTTTTCCTATGGGGCGGTTTCCCGCCCGGTTAAATTAGTTGAAAGATGAGATATCTTGTGCTTCAGGTTCAGGCTTTGATTCTACCTGTTCCGGCTCACGTTTCGCAACCTCTTGCGGCTTACCGGGATTAAATCCGTTCGCTGGCGTCACTTTCAGTTGCGCCTGGCGCTTCGTGATATCGTCTTCCGTAACCTTCCATTCCGCAGGCGTCAGGGTCTGTTTAGCCAGCTTGTAAATCTCGCGGAGAGATTCGAGGTCTTCGCAAGCATCAATGCGTTTTTTGAAGTCTTGCGGCTTCATCTTCGCGATCTCTGCGTCATCGTCGGCCTGCTTGATGCCCAGCGCGGCGGCTAACGCATAACGGCGAGCGTATGAGGTTGTCGAGCCATATGCTTGCTCAACGGTTTTGCTGATCGGCATGTTGAACTGAAACGCCATCCACTCGCCAGATTCGTGCAGGAACATCGTTTCAAGGTGCATAACCTTGTCGGTGCTGGTATCCATCATTGATTGAATAACCATAATTTTGTTCTTTTCCAGCGATGGCCCGATGGCGTCCAGGATATCACCGAGATTGGCGTAGGTGTTCCCCAGGTGGCTATTCTTCCCGCTTTTCTTCGCGGCGACGAAGCCAGACTTCGCTTTGATTAATGCAACGGCGATCTCTTTGAAACTTTCAGATGTACGCATGACAAACTTTCCTTTTCCTGATTGGTGGGGCGCACTATATCACAAGTGCGCCGTAGTGTTTAGCTATTTGTGCCGTATACTTCCGGGAACATGTATTTCACGAATTGCGGCGTGGGCAACTTCACTTCCGCTGCGTTCGATTCATATGACGGCCAAACGTTATGCTTGACGCATTCGGCGTACTGGTGAATCACGCTTTGATACTGCTTCCGCCCGATCTCAATCTGCTGATCCGTTAACGTGAACGCCAAAGGCGCGAACGGTGATTTTTTCTCCTGCGTCAGCAGGCGGACAACAACCGGGCGTTTTTCGTTGTACGTCTTGACGAACAGATCGCGCTGCAATGCCATTTTGAGATAGTAGCCCAGGTTGAACGCCAGCCGCCCGAAGTCATCCGGTTTAGAGGTCTGAGTAGTTTTGTAGTCGGTAATCACCACTACTTCGAAAACTTCATCCGGGTTAAACCCCCACTCCTTGATGAGTTCAGGATTCGATACGACGTCAACATGATCGAGTCGAACCTTTACCGGGACGCCGAAAATCTCGCCGAAGATTGACAACTCGCGTTGCGCCGTATCCGACTCAATGCACGCCGCGTGCCGTGGGTTAGCCAGCATCACGTTTCGCATTTGCACGACCGCATCGAAATCAGAATCCTTGACCAGCTTCCGGCCAGAGTTGATGGCGGCGCTTTCGTCGCATAGTTCGATCGCCCACCACACGTTAACATCAATCCCGGCGCGGTATGCCATTTCCAGCAATTCGGGGTAGTCCTTGTTGGACGTCCCAATCAGGCCACACGCTTTCAATTTCGCAGATAATGCCGACTTCGAAGTAATCAGATCCTTAACGTCGCCCGGCGCGGTCGCTCGAAGGTACTCGCCATTAAATTTGGACGTCTCAAGCATGCAGGTATGGGAGCAAGTGCCGAATGAAAGCGCGGCTGTCTCCTCACGATCCTTGTATTTCCAGTGGGCCGGGGATGTTGCGTAAATCTCGCCGAGGCTTGAGCCGCTAACGTATCTGGCGCACCAGGAGTTAGGATCGTGGTAATCATCGTTGGATAATTCCGCGTTGGTGTATGCCTTAAAAATTGCTTCAGCCATTGGTATCACTCCGTTTGTTGTTTCGTTGCGTTAAGTATACGCATCACGATTCCAGGTGCAAGGCAAAAAGTGCTATTCGCCAACTGGTCAAAAAATGAGCGAAATTTACGTAAGATTTAGTAAGATGCATCTTACGTGATTTTCTTTATATATTTCATTGAGTTAACCCAAATCGGTAAGATGGTAAGATGCCTATAGGTAAATATTCACAGAAAAGTTGGAGCGGAATCGCAAAGCAAAATACATATACCCGGAGAAAATCTTACCTACACAGATAGATAGAGAGAGGGTAATAATAATATAGTTAGATATCATATACTTATATATATTCTATGGTGCGATATTGGTTAAAAAATGAGCGAAATTTACGTAAGATTCATCTTACCTAATCTTACTTAAAGTGGTCGACCAGTTGGCAAGTTGCTGAATTTTGGGCATAAAAAAAGGTAAGACTGAAATTATCAATCTTACCTAAAATTTGTTCACGTTTTAATCAGAGAAGGGATGATGCCACGTAGAGCTTTCGTTCGAATCCGCCTTTGAAGTTGTCATTGTTCGGCACGATAACTTTCATATCGCGTTCTTCAGCCGCCGCCAGCATATCCCGATCTTTCCTGCTGCATACGACTCGCAATTCTCGCTTACCTTCGCCGCCACCCTTCCCTTTATATCGGTAGGCCACGATCTCAACGTTGGACGGGATGATGCATGCCCACACGTCACACTTAAACGAGCTTGCGATATTGAAGTGCATCGCCTCCACCCAAGAGCGAGCCAGGTAAATTGGCCCGTTACCGTCGTCGCTCTGATTGGTCACTATCACCGATCCGAAGGTCAGATCGCCAGCTAACATCTTCTCGCGCCCCTCCTCATCAATGAACAGCATGTTGCAATACTCATCATCCGGCCCATCCTCATGCACGAGTTGCATTGGTAGCGCGTGAATTAGCTCCTGTCTGCCGTTCTCGTGGGTTTTTATGCCTACCTGATATGATTTGATATGTTCGTTTTCGATACCCTCATAAAGCGTTACAGGCGTGCTATCGACGGCCTCCGTTCTGTTTAAAACTGCCAGCACTCTTTCATGGTCGGCCATCTTGCCGTAGTCATACCCGTTATCACGAGTTACCCGCTTGTTTCTCTTGATCACGTATTCTTGCGGAACCTTGCCGAGATAGCGCCCAAGAATGTTGATGCATTCACTATACGGCTGTCCGCTTAACTTCATCAACCAGCCGATCCCCTTATCAGCACCGCATCCGCCACAGTATGCGCCGCCGTCGCCGCGCGTTTCTAACTTATCAGTCCAGCGGAATCGGTCTTTGCCGCCGCAGTTCGGACAGTCCTGGTGTTTTCCGTTGAAGTATCGAGAGTGGATGCCGCAAATGTTCTGCAACGCTTCGCGCCACATGCCAGCCATGTACGGCAAAACCTCTTTTTCATCGTAAAAATCCACGTCGTAACCTCCAAATAAAAAACGCCTACACGAGAATGATAACCCGGCAGGCGTTTAGTGTTTAGACAAATTGTGCTATCGGACTACGCGGAGCATTTCGCGGCGGTCGCATCGGCGCGTCACTGGCTTGCCGTTGCTGTCAAATCTTAAATCTGGTCGGCAGAATGAGGCGCGGAAACCTTTGCAATTGTTCCGTCGGTAGCTCTTATGCACGAGATAAGCGCCATCTGCTGAGATCATGCCGCGCTTACGCCACTGCTGAACAACCTGGATGCTAACCCCCAACTCTTTTGCCGTTCCCGCGATACCACCGAATGCATCAATAACCAGCTCCATCCGCGCAGTCAACCCGGCTCGAACCTCATCCTTCAGCACGTAGTAACCAGTCGGTCGCTTGCGTTTCTTCTTGTCTTTCCCGCGCGATGTTCCGTTGTTGCCGTTCAAGGTTCGCTTATCCACCTTTGCCATTTGTTCCATAATTTAACCCTCATAGCATTTTTTGTTAAACCTGATAAAATGTTACATGTATTATACACGCAACTATGCGAATGACAAATTAGGATTGACCATGGCAAGCACAGAAGAAGACGTAGCATATTTTAAGCGACTATTTCGTTATGAAGGCGGAACACTGATTCGCAAAGTTACAACCAGTAGTCGTGCATTCGCTGGCGACTCCGTAGGGTGCGAGAACAACGCTGGGTATTTACAGGTAAGCGTAAAAAGCAAACCCCTATACGTTCACCGAATCATTTGGGAAATGCATAATGGGCCGATCCAAGAAGGAATGGAGATAGATCACATCAACCAGGTCAGAACAGATAACAGAATCGAAAACCTGCGACTGGTAAGCCACCAAGGAAACCTTAAAAACCAATCGATGAACAGTGGCAATACTAGCGGGCACGCTGGCGTAAGCTGGTTTAAGCGAGGCGGGAAGTGGAGGGTAACAATAAAGGTTGGCGGAAGGCAAACACACATTGGTTACTTCGCGTCGTTTGAGTCGGCAGTTGCCGCACGAAAAGCAGCAGAAAAACAATACGGTTTTCATGATAACCACGGAGCAGAGAAAAAGAAATGAGCTTATCGATTGAGCAACAAATAGATCTATACGCAGACAAAATCCAGGCAATCCAAAAGAGATTTACCGTTGGAAATATCGTTCCGTATCCATATCAGGCTGTGGCTTATATTGAGACCGCCAAAAGAATAGCAAACTACACCGCACCGTTTTACATTAAGGCTTCGGTTTCCGCAGGGAAAACCATCATGATCGCCATGCTCGCGGCGCAGTGCAAGGCAATGAACTTACCCATGATGGTTCTTGCTCGCCAGGCAGAGATCGTGAAGCAGGATTCCGAGGAGATCAGTAACCTCGACGTTCCGAACTCCGTTTATTGTGCCGGGTTAGGCACGAAGGCGGCATACTTCCCGATCGTCGTCGGATCTGAAGGGACGGTGGTTAATGGTCTGTTTAAAATGCTGGGCGACTACGCGCCTTCAGTTCTGGCTATCGACGAATGCCACCAGGTTGACTGGCAGGATCTGGCGGAAGCGATCGCCAACAATGAATCGTTCGAGTACATGAGCAGACCGAAGGATAAGCCGTATCGCGTGAACGGGGAACTGGTCGATGCCGACCACCCATACGACGAAAAATTCGACGACGTAGAATTCGGCGGCGGTCGCACACAGTACACCATCGTCATTTGTGAGTTAATGCGGAGGTGCCTTGAGAAGACAGGGCGAGAACTTCGCATCGTTGGCTATACGGGTTCGGAGTTTCGCGGCGTCATTCCGATTTTACAGGAAGACAAGAGCCAGCCTGGTTTTTGGCGCGAGCAGATCACCGACATTAACACAAACTATCTTGTCGAGTTCGGATCGGTTGTTCCCACCATTTTCGGCGATACCGAGGCAGATGGGTTGGGGTATGATCTTTCAGAATTCCACGGCTCCAGTCAGGACGGTACGCAGGATTTTAGCGCGGAAGAATTGCGCAAGATGGAAAAGAAAATCCATGAATCCGGCGAAATGACGAAGCTGATTATGCAAAAGGTCGTGGAGCGTGCTAAAACACGAAATGGCGTTCTGATAACTTGCGCTGGACAGCGGCATTGCAAGGAGGCGGCGAGCTATCTACCGCCGGACGCAACATACGCGATCATCACCGAAAAGACGAACTCAAAGAAACGCGGCGAGATTTTGGATAAGGCGAATCGCGGGGAGATAAAATACATCTTCCAGGTGATGGCCCTAACCACTGGCGTTAACGTTCCGTTTTGGGATTTTTCGGTGATATTGCGCAAGATTGGATCGCTTACGTTGCTTATTCAGCTTTTGGGGCGCGGTATGCGACTTCTGAAGGACTGGCAAAAACAGCCACCTTACTCGTGGGTGAAGGAAGACCATTTGGTTTGGGACTTCGCCGGGACTATGGACGATTTGGGCCAGCTATATTTCGATCCGATTCTTGAGCAGGCGCAATACCAAAGACGCAAGAGCAGCAAGAACGGCCCGAAAATTTGCCCGGTATGCAAGGGAGAAAATAGCGAGTACGCCCGCCGATGCATCCACAAAGACAGCAACGGTAATCGTTGCGAATACTTCTGGATCTCGCAGCGCTGCGAAGACCAGAAAGACCCGCGAACAGGTAAGATTAAGGTAAAAGGGTGTTACGCTGAAAACGATATTGTTGCTCGCCAGTGCAGATGCTGCGGGGTGCAGCTTAAAGATCCCAACGACAATCTCACCGGGAAGCACTATACGCAAAATGACTGGTATGATGTTGTCGGGTTCGATATAGGGTTGACTCGCAACCAGTCCGGGATCATCTTCAATTACGTGTTACTGAACCATGACGGCGAGCGATTCACAGCAAGGGAAAAGTTCTTCCCGGAATCAGAGAATCAGATTTGCGGCAAGTTGTGGCGGCAAAAGGCAGTCTTCCAGCACGTTAACGACGCGGTAATGCGCGGCAAGCTGGGCGGAATGAAGAATGCGCGAAAAATCCTTGAGAATGCGCATTACTTCCGAGCACCGAAGCGCGTAACGCATCGCGTTAACGGCAAGAAGGAAGATATTATTTCACGCAAAGATTTTGGAGATGAATAGTGATTACTGATAAAGGTGATTATCTCGAATACTACGGCGGGCCAGTGAAGGCCTGCCCGCTTGAGAAAATCGATCAGATGAATAGTGTTTCGTGGCTTCGGCACGAATACCCTGATTATCTGTTCTGGCACACAGTCAATGAAGGCAGCAAGCACAAGGCGAGCGCTGTTATCGATCATCAAATGGGATTGCTTAAAGGCGTTAGCGACATTCTGATCCTGATTGGGTTCGGCGGTAAATACCCGTTCGCGGCCATCGAGCTAAAACGCCAGGGTAAGGCGCAGGCGTCGCCAGTGAGCAAGGAGCAAAGGGAATTCCTTGCTGCCGTCCGGCGTCGCGGCGGATTCGCCGCAGTGGCCTATGGATTCGAGCAATTCAAGATCGCTTTCTGCGATGCCATCAAATAGCACTTTTTGTTAAAACGGCCCGGCGAAAGCCGGGTATTATTACCCCATCGAAACGAAGAACGGAGAAACATCATGAAGAACTTCTTGTGGGTGATCGCATCAATCGGTTTTGGTATTGTGGCCACTGGCTTCGGCCTTTGGGTAATTACTCTTGCTGGTCATTTTAAGGGCTTCTAAATGAAAGATATCGCAGACAAAGACACTCATGACGCATTCATCACGTTTGAGCAAATCGAGCGCGAGACGTTCATCGGTAACGCGCTGGCCACTGGCGGACATTACCAGGCTGTCAGGCCAGACAAGTTTTACCAGGTTACGGGAAACCGATACGCCGGGAGCAAAACGCCGGATATCGTGCGCGATAAATGGGCTACCGATCGCAGTCTGATCGCATACATGGAAGAGCGTTACGGCCCTTACGATCTTGACGCCGCCGCAGACCGAAGCAACGCAGTTTGCCCGAAGTTCTACGACGAAAAAACGGATTGCCTTAAACGCTGGTGGGGGAAAAACAAGCACATTTGGCTGAATCCTCCTTACTCGTTTCCAGATCCGTTTATTCTCAAGGCCATTGAGCAAATGGAGCACGACAACCAGATCGACATTCTGCTACCCGGCGACAATTCTACTGCCTGGTTCCGTGACGCGCAGAAGATGGCCGCCGAGATTATCTGGATTGTTGCCGATGTTGAAGAGGATGATGACGGGAACCAGTTAAGCCGATCCGGTCGCCTCGCCTTCATCAATGGATTAAGCGGGAAGCCAGTCGACAACAACAATAAAGGAAGTGTTATTTTCATCATGCGCAAGCTCAAGCCGGGAGAGGAGCAAAAGACGCTTTACATTCCGGTAAGCGAGATTTGCCCGTCATTAGCTAAAAAGCGTATGCGCAAACGTGGGGTTTAAAATGGAACAGATCGAGTCTTTTGCTGAATATCTTCGAATCGTTGTTGAGTTGCTTAATAAATATGGCTTCATCGGAACAGACGAGGAGAAGTTGGCCTTTGCGGATACTATTGACGGAACTTACATTGAGTTCATGGATAACGGAATCCCAATGGCTGACTGGCCAGCAATCCTTGAACGCGAGCTACTGGAATTCAGGTCGCACGAAGGCGCTGAGTATTTCGCAAAACAGCACTAATTGCTAAACAATACCCGCCGCGTGCGGGTATTATTACCCCATCAACCAATCAGGAGCTAACGCCATGAAAACCAAAACCATCGCAGACACCATCAAGATCGTACCAGCAAAAGCGCAAGTTGTATCTCGCCACCTGGTTAACATTTCTCGCCTGTGCATGGCCGACTACATGGCGAACCATTCAGATAATGGCCTTGATGGTGTTGTCGGTGAGATTTATTTTCGCGCCGGGTACGGCCTGGAAAGCGTGGCCATGTATGAGCAAATGGCCGAAGGTTTTTGCATTTACGGTGACGAATGATGATTGTCGAGACTGGTCGCGCTGCCGCATGGCAGCACGCAAAAGAAGCTGGAATAAGTGATGATATCGTGAAGATCGCAAAGTATTTCGATATCAAAGATATATCAATTATTTTTGGTGGGAAGCTCACCTATCTACACGAGCGCCCGGTGAAGCGCACGCGAATAGCAGTGGCAACGCGAGCGGAGGCAGACGCGCTGAAGATGTTCATCCACGAGTCTAAGCAGCAGAAAAAATATTACAAGTAGCGGGGGCGTGAAGAATGCGATATATTGCGATCCTATTTACGGCGATCCTGTTCACGATCGCAATCATGAACTACGCAATTCAATTAGGATAAATTATGTTACCGAAAATCACAGACGAAGAATTTTTAGCCGCCCGCGAGGAAGGTAAGACCTACCGCGAGATCGCGGAAGAGTTCGGCATGAACATTCGAAGCGTTGAACGTCGCGGCGTTCGCCTGGCACGACAAGGACACCTACACGGAAACGCCCACGTCGCGAAGCATATCCCGGACGGCTTCGGCGTCAAAGGCACGTCGACGATGATTCGCGCGGACGGCTCCGAGGTCGTTCGGTGGGTCAAGTCGGAAGTAGACCGCGATCGCATGGTCGCGCTTATGGAGGCGGCGCAGGCGGCTTTCTGCGAAGACCTTCCGCGAGCCGAACCGCAACCGCTGGATGAGTCGAAGTTCTACATTGAAGATCAGCTTGCCCTGTACCCAATCTTCGACCTGCATATTGGGGCTATGGCGCATAAGCATGAATGCGGCGAGAACTATGATACCAGCACGGCAGAGAAGGTTCTAAACCGCTTCTTTGATTATTCCGTGTCGGTGGCTCCGCAATCCCAAAAGGCTGTTTTGCTGGTTGGTGGTGACTTCCTTCACAGCGACGGCCTGGACGCAGTAACCCCGGCAAGTGGTCACGTTCTCGATCAGGACAGCCGATACGCAAAACTTGTTTATGTTGCCATCCGCTCGCTGCGTCGCGCCGTGTCGCTACTGCTTAACAATCATGCAGAAGTTGAAGTGCAGGTGATTGAAGGCAACCACGACCAGGCCGGGATGATTTGGCTACGCGCGGCGCTGGCGGCGTTCTATGAGAATGAACCTCGCGTTTTCGTTGATGTTAGTCCGGCGATCATGCATCGCACCTTGTGGGGCAAAACCATGCTGGGCTACACGCATGGCCACACGATGAAGAAGCCTGAAACGCGCCTTGCTGCGATGGCTACCGACTTCCGCAAGGAGTTCGGCCAGTGCGACTACATTTACACGCATTCCGGCCACTGGCATCACCAGACCGTAACGGAACACTCGTTAGGAATTGACGAAGTGCATGGCCAGTTAGGCGCAAAAGATGCCTACGCCGCACGCGGCGGATGGCGTTCATACCGCCAGGCTGCGGTTATTCTGTACAGCAAAGAATATGGCGAAGTAGGCCGCTTTATCTACCGTCCGAACATGTAACCACAACGGCCCCGCGAGGGGCCAATAAGGAAAACCGATGAATAGAAATATCTGCATTTTCGATCTCGATGGCACGCTTTCCGACGGAACCCACCGCTTGCACCTGCTGCCTAAAAAAGATCTCCACCTTACAGAAAGTTGGAGCGAATTTAATGGCGCGTCAATTGGAGACAGCCCAATCCAAAGCACTATTGACGTGGCGAATGCGCTTTATCGATCCGGAATGACAGTTATCATCCTGACTGGCCGATCCGATGAGGTGAAGACCGAAACAATGATTTGGCTTGACCGCTACGGGGTGAAATATGACAGCCTAATCATGCGCCGCGCCAGCGATAACCGTAAAGACACGGTAATCAAGGAGGAGGAGTTACGCAAAATCGGACTTGATCGCATTGTTGCGGCATGGGATGATTCACCAAATGTTATTGCGCACTTGCGCGGCCTGGGTATTACGACTTACCAGGTCTGCGACTACGGCGAAAATCTTCACGAGCACTTGAAATCTCACGGAGTAGACAAATGAAAAATGTAATTATCCTCAACGGAGCGCCTGGCATCGGAAAGGACACTATCGCGGAAATCATCTCGCGGAAGTGGGAATACAAGAACCTTAGCTTCAAACAGCCGATGTTTGCCATCGCGCGTGCTGTGTTGGGATCTACTGATTTTGCACGCTTTACCGCCAGATACCACGACCGCAAGCACAAAGAAGTGAAATGCGATTTTTTGGGCGACCGTTCTCCGCGTGAATTCATGATTCACATTAGCGAAAATTTCGTCAAGCCGACCCTGGGCAAAAATCAGTTCGGCAAGTTGCTTTGCGATTCGGCGCTAACTTCGCCGTTTAACTGCATCGTCAGCGACGGCGGTTTTGATGAGGAGGTCGAGCACGTCGCAGCGCATGAGGCGCTTAACGTATTTGTCGTCCGCCTCCATCGTGACGGCATGACCTTTGAGAGTGATAGCCGCAAGCATATTCGACGCCCGGATCTTATTTGCGACACGTATCACGAGCTTGATTTTGATATGACCACTGGCGAGCCGGAAGACGACGCGCAAAAAATCCTTAATATGGTTTCAGATGTTGCATTAAAATTATAAAGTTAATGCCTTTATTATCACCACCTTAACGATTGGGAACCTTGACGGGTTCCCTTTTTTTTGTTCTTAATTTGGCCAAATGAATATATCATCACCTTACCATTTAACTAACAGAGGTTGCATATCATGCGAGAGTTCATCAACGCGGCAACCAATAGCAGCGGTGGCGTTGCCCTCGCGGGATCTGCAACCGGGCAATTAATCATTGCTGCCATTGGCTTATTTTTCATGATTCTATTCGGCTCCTTCGGCGCGTGGTTGCGCTGGCGAGATTCAAAGGCGCTTCGTGAAGCGCTGGAAGTCGGGGATATCAAAACGGCGATGAAGATCAGGAGCAAATAAAATGGGAATGAAAACGCGGCTTACTTTCGCGGCGGCGGTGGCGATCGCGGTCGCGTTCCTCCCCGAAGTGGAGGACACGAAATACAATGTTTATATGGATATCGCTGGCGTCCCAACTGTATGCGAAGGCATCACAGGCCCGGACGTTATCAAGGGAAAAACCTATACCCGGTCAGAGTGCGACGCGCTTTTAACCAAGCATATCCAGGTGGCGAAGCGAACCGTTGACAGCAAAATCAAAGTCGATGTTCCGGACACCTTCAGGGCGTCTATGTACAGCTTTACGTTCAACGCTGGCGGCGGCGCATATTCTGGTAGCACCATGCTGAAATTAACGAACCAGGGCCGATTGCGCGAGGCGTGCGAGCAGCTATATCGCTGGACGTACTACCGCAACCCGAAAACGGGAAAGATGGAGAAGTCGAAAGGCTTGTATAATCGCCGGGTTCAGGAATATCAACTATGCATTAAGGATCTGAAATGAGCACATTAAACTTTCAACGAGCGCTGGCCATCGGCTTTATCGTGTGGGCGGCTGCCGTCGTTTCCGGTTGCGCGTCAAGCGTCCCGATCCTTTCCGATCTGGTTGGTAGCAAGCCGGATATGACGGCGCAAGTCGGCGCGGAGAACGTGAAACAGGCGGTTGGCGTGACCAACAAAACGGACACCTCAAGCAAACAGGAGACCACGTTCAAAGAGTCGGCGGTAGGGAAGGTTGACACGTCGAACAAGAAATCTGTAACGACCTCCAGCATTCACGCCAACCAGATCACGGCGGACAAGATCGAGATTCGTAACGATGAAAGCGGAAGCCTGATTCCGTGGCTGATTGGTGGTGTTGGGGTGGTAATGCTGGCGATCGGTGCGTTCGGCATTTGGCGTGAACGAAAAAACAAAGGGGCGTAATGCCCCTTTTTCTATATGTACCGCTTGACGTGCAATAGCGCTACTCCGTCTTCATCGTTAAGACCATGTTCAACCGTGTTGGTTGCGGCCATTCCTTGATAGAGCAAGATGAGCGCGGCACGCAAGTAATTTTCTGGTGTGATCTGTTTCACACAAACAAGCCTGTGAACTTCCGTTATCAGATCTTCCACCTGGTTTCCCGAAAAGCTGTTCATCACTGAGTTGGTCAAGGTGCATCATCTCCCACATATATCGGTTATCCATCCCTTCGAACGACCGGAAATCAAAACCTATCTCCCTGTTATCCGGCCCCGTACACCACACAGCGCCATTTTTTCCGTCAAGGTATCCATTCGTATAGCTTCGCGCTAAAAACTCCTTAGAGACCATTGAGGCGAACATGCGTTGCGACACGTTGGCGGCTTTTGCCAGGCGAGGCGCTTCGCGGTGCATGTAGACGAACTTCGCAAAATCCTGCCGGGTGAACTCCCGGCGAGATTCGCAGAACTTGTAAATGTCAAGAATGAACATCAATTACCTCATGAACGACGGGTTGATAAAGACTTCGGAATCCATCACGCAGATAAAGCCTAATTCCTCCATCTTCGGCAATAAGCGTTCCTTAATCTTTTTGCTCACCCCTGCCTGGCCTTTGAAGATCTTCAGGTTGCGGCAGGCGTTATAAATGCCCTGGACGGTCATAACACCTTTTGCCTGTTTGCAACGACTGGCGATAACGTCATACAGCGCTTTAATTTCCGCTCCCTCACCAGCAAAGCCGGAAGAGTCAGCAGACGACAAATACGTTTTGCTCAATTCATGGAACATGATGATCGCTTCGTCAATGGTCGCCGTGTCGATCTTCTTCGAGCGCTTCCCGCCGGGTTGCCAGTTCCGGATCGTGTGAATCACGGACGCCAGACGCATAACCTGCTTATCAAACTTACCCATCGCGCCGCGAAGCATTGTATGCGAATACTTGCCGCCGTCGCCCAACTCCGGTTCTAACTCCTGGCGGGCCTTGTTCAGTCTCCGCATTGCCGCGTCAGTAACCTGCAACTTAATGTTCGACTCGCTCATAATGTCATGAATCAGCCGGAAGTAATCTGCCTTCAGTGACTGGTCGATCGGCTCATAGGTCGAATTCCCGTTTTCGTCGATGAACACGCGTTCACCCAACCTGGTTTGCTCACGAACCAAAAGGAAGCGTTCAGATACCCCGATCCCGCGAGAACCCGCTTGCATGATGGCGTCGATGGTTTCATCCTGGGCAATTACGCAAATGCAGCCCAAAGCCTCGAATGACATATTGTTGCTAACGTCGGCACGAGCGATCGATACGTGGCCTTTATCCCATGCTTTGAGCACCAGTTCGCTGTTCGTCTTCTTGCCGCCATCGTTGCCATACGTGATCCCCAAAAGGCTGTTAACCGCCGTCGCCTCATCGGAAATAACGGCAAAGTTTCCCTGGCGGTTGTTAATCTTCGCCAGACCTTCCGGGGTGGTATCGGATACCGGAAAAGTTAGATCACATAATTTTTCAAGTTTCTCTTCCAGTTCGTCACGATCTTCGAAAAGTTTCACCATATCAGATTGCGACAACTCCCCTTTAAGTGCCTGCTTGTTGGCGGACAGCTTCGCCATGATTTTCTTACGCTCCTTCTTGCGCAACTCGTTAATGCGCTCGACTTCGGCGACGATCGGATCGATGGCCAGCGAGTTAATGGCAGACTTACCAGCGGAAGGCGGCTGCGACGTGATAACGTAAAGCGTTGTCGGTTGCTCGCTGCCGTGGTACTCGACCCAAAAGCGACCCATCATCGCGGCGGATACGGTTCCGAGAAAGTGCATGTAAGCGGATGACTCCGGGAACTGAACAGAACGCGCTGCATTTAGCGCCAGCTTGCCGACCACATCGTAATCATTGGCGATCGAGATTGTTGGATACTTATCCGCGTTTACGTCGATATCTTTGGGCTTTGGCCAGAATGAAACGGAGTCACGATACCCGTTCGCACGAATCGCAACGCGCAGGGGACTGATCCCCTCCCTTTCTGCGATGGCGATAATATCTTGCGGTGATACGCGGTCATTTAAAAACATGCCCTTGCTCCTGATTGGTTAATCGTTCGGCTAATCATATGCCGTATTAAATCAGAGATCCAGTGATAATCTAAACACGCTTGAAAAACGCGCTTGGATTATCGGGGCGCACGGCCCCGAACCAGTCACAGGTATTTAGCTTCGAAAGTCGTTCCGTCCGATACACTGAAGCCAACTTCCTCGCGGTACAGCGTCCAGCGGCATCCGTCACGGTCGAAGATGTATCCAGCAACCGCACCGAGCGCACGACCGCTTTCCACCTGGTAGCGCTTGCCGACGCTGAAGGATTTTTTCATCGGGTTGCTATGGTCAAGGCCGACGCATTTTAGCGTTTTGGTTTTGAGTTCGATGAACGTCGCAACCGCCGCTCCGCCGTATCCAGCAATAAACAACTCGCCGCTAACGCCCACCGACAAAATAACGCGTTTCTTCTTCAGTTCGATGCTGTCATATACCATCATTGACACGTTGCCTTCATCGTCGACGCGGGCGTAATAAAGGTTGTTTTCATGGATGTTAACGGCACGGCTTGACGTGCATTTAATCTTGATTGACTTCGCCATTTATTTTCTTTCTCCCATCTCGATATACAGGTTAACAAGATCCAGAAAGTCAGCTTTATTTCTGCAACTCAATTTAAAGCCAACGTGCGACTCAATTTTATTTTGCATCGCAGTCAGTGTTGCACCGCCATTATTCATCCTGAGAACTTCGCGGCATACTTCGGCGAGTTTTTGAGATATCATTTCTTCACCACCTTTATTTCCATGCTTTCGCAAGCAATTTTAAGATCATTAATCAGGCGGTTAAGTCTTAAATCGGTCATTACGTGATGATGGCGAACATCAATAATCCCCGCAACAACCAACAGCATGACGGCAAAGATAAAACCACCAGGCCCGGACATACACAAAATAGTTAACATCATCAAGATAATAAATTTCATTTCCGTTTACTCCGTTGCGTTTCGATGGTGGAATGATACCCGGCTTTCGCCGGGCATTTTTAGCAATTCGTGCTATTCTCGATAATTCGCCTGGAACACGGCGCGGGCAAAACCTCGCGGAGTAATGGAGCGCAGCATTTTAGTCCTTTCTGACCTTCCGCCCAAAAACTTCCAGGCCCAAAAGAAATTCACGCCTTCTACTCCATCCGGCGGCGGAAGCCGTTTCGGTTCGACAAAACCGTTTCCGTGCCATATGCACGTTTTCTTCGTGTAATTGTCACAGTGTGGCATTTTGGGATGCCACACTGGTTCGTTCGGAGAAACATAGCCGCCGAAGTCGCGCGGGTGAAAATAGAAATCCGGCTTGCGCCATAGTGACGACAATTTGCCCACCGGATTTTCAACCATCCAGGGGCAACCATACTCGTTACCCAGGCGTTCGACCATCTTCGCATCATCTGCGGCGGATAGCACGTCATTATCTTGCCTTACGTGCTTGATGCCGCTATGAGCTAACAGCGTGCAGGACGGGAAAGCGAAAATAATGTCAGGATCCGGGATGCCCAGGATCGTGCGCTTCACGTCGAAATCTTTGTCAATCCAGATGTTAACATACTGGATATTTGGGTGAACCATTCGAATGCTGTATTCTCCGTGGTCGCCGGAGTCGGCGTTGAAACAGTACACCTTGCATCCCTTGATGGCCCACGGCTGGCCCATGATGCCGGAGCCGTCGAACATGCAGTAAATAACCTTTTCTTTCATGCTTTCCACGCCTCAATGAACATGCTGTTCGATTCCAGCGTCAGCGTGACGCCAGCCAGGGAGGACTGAACGAGGCGACCGCCCGGAACCGTCCCGATGATGTAACGGCCTTTCGACTTCGTGATCGTGATCTGAGTGAAGCCGGAGGCGCGGTTCATGCGGAGAACGACGCGGCCATGCGCGTTCAGGACGGCGAGAATGGAATCAGTCTTCGGATGGTTCATTGTGTAGCTCCTTCGTTTGTTGGTATGGGGACAGTATGCCACTATCCCGCAATGTTGTTTTAGCAAAACGTGCTATGCCGGAACGCAGGTCGCGTAATCCTGGCTGATGTAGATCGTGCGCTGGACGCGAGGTTCGAGATCGCCGAGTTCCTGGATGGTAACATCGTTGCTACCGACCCGGCACGGAACCGATCCGAAAATAAACTCGCCAGTCTGCTTGTCGTTGATTTGCCATACATTACCACCTTCCTTTTTGACAACCAGGAAAGGTGCACTGTATGCGCTGAACTCTTCCGGGCCACGACCGTAGTAATGCGTGATCGCAGCCCTTGCCGCAGCGCTGAAGGCATCGGTAACGTCATTGGTCGCCTTGTCGCGGATGGCCTTGATACGCCCTTCCGGCGATCCGATGATGTAGGAAAAGCTGTTCGAAATGGTAACTGTTCGCATTATATTTTAACCTCGTTTCGTTGGATGAAGTCGGCGACGTAATGGCATTCGATCGGATTCTCGATACCCGCCAGCACCTCGCAGCGACCGTTATTCAGTAGCTGGCAATGCTGGCACTCCGCGCCGCCAACATTGGCAATGACAATGGCGATCCCGTTGCATGAGCCGCCGAACATTCGATGAGGGAAGTGGTAAGCATCACAGGTGCAAACCACCTCCCCGGCCCGCCGTTTCCTCATACCTTGCCCTTCTCGATGCAGAAAACCCAATCACGAGCGTCAACCGCAAAGCGTGCAACGCCGTCGAGCACCACGAAGACAGTAAATCCGTTGACGCCGCGGCCCTTCTCGATATCGGTTACGGTACGGAACAGATCGCTTGCGCCATATTGAATTTTATCCCCGACGACTACATCCGCAAATGCTTTCATGGTTAATCTCCTGACTGGTTTCGATGGGTTAACTATACCAGGCCTTTCGGCCCGGCGTTTAGCAATTCGTGCTTATTTCACTGCTTTCTTCGCTGCCTTGTACGCCTCTTTGAAGGCCGGAACATCTTCGACAGGAATCCAGAAGCCGGAGCCATAACCGTCTTCACAGCAAGGGCATTGGTCGCAGTAGTCGCCCCAGGTTTTCTCTTCGCCGCCGACAGAGAATCCAGCGGCCATTTCGCATAACGCTTCCTCAACCGCTTCGATCTTGTCGGCGTCGCTATCCATGATAACGAAGTTCCACTTACCGTTATACTCGCTGCCCAGGTTGATTGATTCGCGTTGAAGTTTCATAACTTTAGCCCCTTTGGCTCAATTCGTTTCGTTGAAGTCATCATAGCAAAGTCGACAGGATGGCTTTTGACAAAAAGTGCTATTCCTGCGATTGCTGATTATTCCACAGATTCGGAATAGTGGAATAGATGGTGATTGCACTTGATTCCCTGGTGATTAGTTTTGACGAATCATGATTGCTTTTGATTGTTTCATTTTGTGCAACGATTTTGGAAGTGTTTCAGGATTTGCAACGAATTGCATAAATGTATGCACCATGCACGCAATTTGCCGATCGAAGCCAGCAAAACGTCGAGTTGTGTTTCGCCAACATTTACGTCGTGTGGGAGTGTGGGGGAGGAATAATCTTACCTAAAAATTGCGCAAAAAATGACCAATATAAGCCCATATATAGATAGTAAGTATATGATAAATAATAATATTATTATTATTACTCTTTATCTTTATATATGTTTGGTAAGATTTCTCCGGGGAGGTTATGGATTCCTCTTGCGCAAGCCATAATTTTTAGATGTTCCGCCGCGAAAAAATGTATATAGGGATATATAGGGGATGACAGCAAATCTTACCAAACACGCCGAAACCCTTTGACGGCAAGGCCTGCGGCCTGTATTATCACCTTCCGAAACATTACCAAACGCCGTAAATGTGGGGGAAACACAAATGCAATACAAAGGTTATGATTTCGAAGAAGTCGACGTGTCCGAGTGGATGCGGTACGACGCAGAAAAGCAGGCCGCTTACCATGAATGGCTGCAATCAATCACGTTTGGTGACGCCACCGGGCCAGCCGGGCGGAGCAAGGAGGGCGCGAAGACGGAAGGCACATTCACTGGCAACCGCTCTTCCGAGATCCGGCGCATGTTCCTGGATGGCGGGCGGCGTATCCAGATGACGGCGGAGGAGTTCGCGGAGAAGTTCGGCGTTCATCCGGTCGATAACCATTTCCGCAGGCCGTTGCTGAAACTCCTGGAACCGGGCGAGGTGTTGCGGGTGAGCCTGGGGGCGGGGTTAATCTCCGTCTTTACCGAGTTCGACGCAATGACTGGCTCACACCTGGAAGCCGAGGCATACAGGCGGCAGGGCGCTATCTCTGAGCGGGAAAGGATTAAGGGTTTAGTGTCCGCTCTTGCCGTAGACTTCGCCGGGAGTGCCCTGACAGGGATTTACAAGGCGAACTTGTTCGCGGCTATCGATCTTGGATTGACCGCCAGCGATATCAGCCAGCACTGCCAGCAATAGCACTTTTTGTTAAAACCCGGTCAGGGAGATCTGGTATTATCTCTTCATCGACAACGAACCGAGGAAAGCGAAATGATCACTCTGATTACCTGGGAACACGAAAACAGCAAGCCAGAAGTGCGCGAGTTCGAGACCGTAGCGGCGTGCTACAACCTGGCGGCAAACGGTGGCTTTTACAAGGCGCAGATCGTTAACGAGTTCGGGGTGGTCGATTATGAATTTTAAGGCGAGCGACGTAAAACCTGGCGTGGTCTACGGATCGCGCCTCAATAACCGACTTTGGCGGTGGGACGGCGAAACTATGCGGACTAAAGGCGAGGGCGATGTTATCTGGCATGAGTGCGGCTGGCCCCACCCCACCATGAGCCGCCTGGATATTGCTTATTATCTTTCGGTTGGCGACATGCACGAGGTGGAAGATAGCACTTTTTGCTAAAACGCCGATGGCGAGATCCGGTATTATTTACCCATCGACAACGAACTGAGGTGATGAAGATGGATAAGGTTATCAAGATGAGCGAAGTTAAGCCAGGCATGATGGTTAAGTTTGCTGGCAAGTTTCGCCTGGTTCTCGCAGCAGACCGCAAAGAGAACATTTTAACCATTCGCGTTAATGGCAAGGCCCAACTCTTCGCGCCGCAGTCCGACATTGATGTTGAAGTTCGTATCAAGTAAGCAACCGGGAGATGAAGATGAGCAAGAAGAATCCATACTCAACCAGCAACTACCATAACGAACACGTCATGCGCTGGCACTGGCAGAAACTCAAAGAGCGCTACCTTGCACGCCATGGCAAATAATCGCAATAGCGCCGCTTTGGTGGCGCTATATTCCCACCACCAGCACGGCTAACGCCAGGAGGAATGGCCATGCCACGTTTTTCAGCAACAACCAAACTTCGAACCTTCGCCGGGATGCCGATCCCACACTCATCAACCAAAGCCGTCCGGGGTAGCGAACACGGCGTTTACTTCCACTGGTTAGGCAAGTGGCGCTTCACCGTCATTCGCGGATTTTACGTCACCTGCGACCGCGTGGATATTGCCGACCATTCCGGCGGGAACCAGATTCACGAGTTCAAAAGGCACGAATAGCACTTTTTGCTAAAACTCGATCGGGGCAATGCGTTATTATCACCCCATCGAAACAGAGGAGCAAAAAACATGATTGGCAACCACAACAACGAACTGAACGCAGCAGCCCACCGTCGCGCCGTCGAGCGGAACTTCAACGCGCTTAAAGTAGCCTGCGATGAGATGAAAGCAATGCTTGAACTGCCGTCATGGGATCCCCAACTCTAAGACTACTATGACGGCCTCCGCGTTAAGCGTGACGATATCATCAACCGCCTGCGCCTGGCCGGAATGTTTCTGTAAGGAGAACGCAATGATTCACGAAATTAAGTCAAAAAAGCAAGTGGTGGCAACCATCAAGAAGAGGAGGGTTGTTGCCTTCCAGCTTAACATTCCCGACCCCGACGACACGCAGTCGATTGATGTGCCGATTTGGGCCAACACGATCGCCATTGATGCCGACGGTGCAATTTGGGCCTATGAGTCTACAGCCGAAGAGGTTCGAATTATTGGAGACCAGGATGACGCATGGAGCGACTGGGGAAAGGCAAAAAACATGATAGACCAAATCGGGGCAATGGCTCGCTTCTCTGATTGGGCAAAATCGAAGATTGACCTTCGCGGCCTGAAATAGCACGAATAGCTAAACGCCCGGTCATGGGATCGGGCATAATGGCCACACACCAAACAACGGAGATTCACCATGAAACAAATCATCAAAAATGCAGTTGTCGCAATCGTAGGAACCAACTTCGAAGGGAAGAAAAGCCGGATTCACCTTTTGCACGTCGGCAATGACGGCAAGATGCGCGGCGCATTCTACCTTGGAGATCGAGGTCAGCGCCTTCATAGCGATGAGCATCCGTTTCGGAATATGACCCACTTCCGGAATAGCCTGGACTATAGCCCATCATGGTCTCCCGAATACCATTTCGAAGGCTTGATGGTTGAATCGTTCGTTACCGACCCCACGAAACTTACCGCCCGCGACTATAAGCGCATGGCACGCAAGGCGCACAAGCTAATGAAACGCACGCCAGAAGATCACGTCTGGCATATCTTCGCAAATCAGCTTTGAGGTGGTTGGATGATACGTTTATCAGACTTCGATCGCCACTGCTTAACCGGGCAATTTGGCGAAAAGCCAGTGTTGTGCAAGATCTCGAAGGTTAAGGGCGAGCCGTTTGAGCAAATCAGGACGCTTATAAGTTTTGCCAGACGAAACCGCCTTTACATCCAGGCGCGAGGCGGACTGTTCGCAAAGCAGGTTCATTTTGCGTATGGAACAGGGTTCTACACTGGCGGCGACGGGGTTAACCCATCGCCTAAAAGGGTTAGGCTGCGCGAGATAATCGAACACGGTTACGTTTGGACTAACGGGATCTACTAATGGAAACGCTTAAAGTTATCTGTACGCACGTTGGCTATTCGCCGCTATCCACCTATTTCACACCTGGCTGCGAGTATGACGCCAGGTTCGGCCCCGGCCTTGATGAAGTGTGGATTTTGCAGGACGACCAGGGAACCACTGAGGACGAAGAATTCTGGCCCGCCTGCCGTATGCCGGACGAAAAGATCGCAATGTACGCCAATAGGCCATACGAAAACAACGTTCTATTTGAGGTGAAAGTATGAAAGTAAGCAAAAAGAAACTCGCGCTGTATTGGGCCTTCTTCCTGGTTGGCCTGGCCCTGCATGACAGCGTGGGCTGGCAGACGATCGGAATGCTGTGCATGATTATTGGTGTATGCCGACTGTCTGAGATTAACGGGTTTCGCCGTGGGTATCGGGCAGCGTTCAGCGGCGAAAAAGAATAGCACTTTTTGTTAAAACTGCCGTAACGTCATTTGATAAAGTGGCGTTACTGAAGTGAAACAATCCAATCAGGAGCAACGCAATGAACGATAATTTAATCGCACTGCTGGAAGAACTGAATTCCTACGGCTGTGCATACATCGAGCTTTCGAGCGAGCAGGTTATTGAAGTCGCAATCGACGATGACGCCGGGTTTACCAGATTAAGGGTGGCGGCAGGGGCCGAAGAGGAATTCGAAGACTGCGGCATCCGTGAAGTAACCAACCTTCTCGAATCCCACCAGGTGAAGGAGATCCGCTAATGAACACCGTCAAACTTATGGTTGTCAATGCGGCCCGCGAGCGTGAGAGCCACCTTATCGGCTGCGTATTCGATGCCGTCGAGGTCAAAGACTCAAAAGGAGACTTTCACGTAATCCAGGGCGGATACCTTAACGAATTTATCGTCAATCCGCTGGATACTGACGAAGATTTAACCATCCGTGTTGGTGGTGAGCCGGAAAACGCGCTTTTCCACCTGCGGAAAGTATCGAAGGCGTCGCAGCGCAAGTTGCTGGTTCGCGCACTGAAGCGCATAGCGAAGCAGCGAGGATACACCGACGCATACATCCGCAAGTTCGGCACGTTCGCTGGCGTAGGCGATTGGGCGCGGTCATGGGCCGACTATTATTTCAACAAATCAGGCGAATTCTGTTCCACCCACACGGACTGGCTGCATGGCACAGAACACGATCCAGTTAACGGCCACGAGTGGTACGAATTCATTGAGGCGGAATTAGACGCCCTTTGATAGCACGAATTGCTAAAACGAACGTTCGGGGATGGCGCATACTATCCCCACACCAACAAGCGAAGGAGCTTAACAATGAACACAACACAAATCATTCACCTGATCCCGTCCGATAACTTCGCCAAAGACGACGCCGACCCGCTGTTAGCAGCCGTCATTCGCGCCGGGATAGATTGGGCGCTTAGTGATGCCTCTTGCGAATCATTCATGCGCGAACCATTTTCACGAATCGCGGAGCTTGAACAGCAGGTTGCGTTCCTGACTGGTGAACTTCAGGAGGCTATCGCCACGATCGAGAAGGTTCGGGAAATCATGCGTACCGAACATGCCTATGATATTGAAGATCACGCGCGAGTTTTGCGCATGATGGCCGACGCTTTCGCAAAACTCCAGCAATAGCACGAACCACAAACACGAAAAGGGGTTGCTGCATGGCTACCCCACCAAAGACAAGGAAAAACATCATGATTTACGCAATTATTGCCCTGGTGGTTCTTATTCTGGCACTGTATGCGTGCGGCTGTTTCCTCATGCGGGCCTTCCTGAAATCGGCGGATTCTACCGACAAAGAAGATCTTTATCCTGTGCTTTGCTGGCCCTGGATTACAGTTTCAGCAGTTGGCAGCGTGATTATCTCCCGCAATTTTAAGTGGTGAGGTGATACATGAATATCAAAATGTGGTTCAACGGCTTTACCTACAACGTGAAATTTCGCGGCAAGTTCTATTACTGGTGCGACGAAGGCGGGAAGCGCTGGCGCGTCCGGCCATACCAGGAAGGTGCGCAGTACGAGTTCGGGGTTGCTGAGGAGCAAGGGCGCGTCGAGTGGGTTAAACTGAAAGTCATGGACGGCCTGCAAAATAGCACGAATTGCTAAAACCGATCAGGGGTAAGCTGGTATAGTTACCCCATCGAAACGAAACGGAGTTACAGCAATGAAAATCAAAATCACCAAAGTAGACACTCTTAACGGCGAAGGCTCAATTACCCTGGAAGAATGCGGCCTAAAAATCGGCGAAGTTCTTGAGGTCAACGGCCACTTCAACGACGGCTCCTACTGTGTGATCGCTCCGCGCAATAGCGAATTTATCCAGGCTGGTGACAATATCAGCGTGAGCGCAGACGAATGCGAGGTTGTGGAAGAATGAGCAACAAAATTTGGGTACTGACCTACACTATCGGAACCAACGAGGGGCGCAAATCGCGCCGCCTCATCTGCGACACAAAAGAGCAGGCGATTATGCAGCAAACCGTGCTTGGTGGTGATCTTGTCGAGTATATCCGCAAGCCTGAAGCGTTCAAGGTGAACTGGCCGGAAGGCATGGATATCAACGGCGCTTTAGCGAGCCTGCGTGAATTGCAGAACAACCCGAAGACGTGGAGCGACTTTCAGTGCCTGCGTGCGGAGCCGGAAGTTAAGGCCGACCCGTTCACCAATATTCGAGCGCAGCACGCGGAGTGGTCGGATCGCCAGTTCGGCGACGTTGGGCCAGTCGGGCCGCTCAAACACCTGGCGAAAGAGGCGATCGAGGCCGCCGAAGCGCCGGATGACATTAGCGAGTTCGCCGATATCCTCATGTTGGTATGGGACGCAACGCGCCGCGCCGGATTCAGCGATGAGCAACTGGCTGAAGCGGTGGCGGAAAAGCTGGAACGGAACAAGCGCCGGGCGTGGGGCGAGGTCAAAGATGGCGAACCTTGCCACCACGTAAAAAATTAACGAAATCGAATGCCATTTAAAGCGCCTGTAAGCCATTCTGGCGGGCGCAAATTTAAGGAGTGCGATTGTATGCCTGAATACTCGAAAGTCGAAGATATGCCGATTGGCGCAACGATTACTGGTATCCGCATGAGTGAGTCGGACGACGCCATCAAGCCGCTGGCGTTCCCGGTTACGCAGGTGGAGACGGACAGCAGAAAAGGGTTCATCTTCATCTACAAAAATTTCAATAGTCCGCTGCGTGTTGAAGTGTTCATTGCTCGCGGAACCTGGGTGGAATGGGAGAAGGCCAAATGTTCGGACTGAATGAGGCGCAGTACAACGCCGTGAAGCGCATAGCAAAGCAGATGGCCGCAGAAACAAAAGACGCCATCAAGAAGGACAAGAAGACCTACGATCAGGTCGCTGCGAAGATGATCGATAAACATTGGGCGCAAATCAACACGCTGGTTACTCGCGGACAGTTTATCTGGATAGCTGGCTACCTGGAAGGCCGATTCGGTCGCAGGGATGGAGACTATGAATAAAAAACAGCCAAACGATTCAGCGACCTATTGACGCAATCGCGCTGACCGGGTAACGTGAACCACGTAGACGCAAGAGGCGGTAAACATCCGCAAGTCTGGCCCCGCTTAGGGGCATTTACAAAGGGGTTATGATGCAGTATAAAATCATACTCACGGCAAGAAAAATGGGCGGCTTTTGCAAGTCCTGCATTCAAGAGTTCAGCATGACGATTGAGGCGAACGACGCCGCAGACGCGGTGGAGAAAGCAAAAAAGCAATCCGGCGTCAATCTGGATACGCATAAAATCAACATCAACTACATAAGGGAAGTCAATCAATGTTAACTCTGTTTATTGCACTGTTAATGCTGTTCATAGGCTATCATGTTGGCGCGGCTCATCTTGTCGAGCGCCTTTCAAAGCGGGTACATGAAGGCACGTTTGCTGCCATGATGTACAATAAGAAAACGGCACGTTGGGAAAAAATTGGCGATCCGGATGGTATCGCAAAACGAATTGCTTTTTCGCCGCTTCCGTATGTTGACTGCGAGCCTTTCGTGAAACTACAGAAGACGCTGAATCGGCGAAACAAACTGATATGACAAAAGAACCCGCTTCGGCGGGTTTTTTTATGCCTGCAATCTGATATACTCGCAAATCAACATAGAAGGAGGGTATAAAATGTCTGAAGAACGTAGAAAACGCGTAACGAAATCGCACTTCGAAGGCAACTTTAAAGCGCTATATGAAAAGGAGTTCGGCGTGGTACTAGGGCGCACGGCAGAGATGACGCCGGAACAATTTTTTGATATCGCAAAGCGTTACTTCCAGTGGGCCGAAGAGAACGCAATCAAGGCTGCGGAAACGGCAACGTTTCAGGGCGACGTTAACGAGTGGGGAGTGAACAAGCCTCGCATTTTCACGATCACAGGGTTAAGCCTGTTTTGCGGCGTGAACCAGTCAACGCTTGGACGCTACCGCCACGACCCCAACTATGCTCCCGTCATGGAGTTCATCGACTCCGTGATTTATGAGCAGAAATTTCAGCTTGCTGCCGTCGGCATGATTAACGCTTCTTTCGTCGGTAAAGAGATGGGGATCGATAAGCCGCCAGTGCTGAACATCGACGCTATCGCCGGGGATAAGAACGAGATCACCGAAGAGCGGTTAGAGCAGGCAGTGACCAATATTCTTGATAAGCTGTAAGGGTCAGATATGAACGAAATGATCATTTGGGAAGACCTGTCGCCAGCCGATAAGCTGGCAATTAAGGCGCTGAGTACGCGCAACTTTTCGCTATTCCTGAAGATCTGGTTCCAGATCATCCAGGGCGAAAAGCTAATGTGGAACTGGCATCACTCCTACTTTTGCCACACGGTTGATGAAATTATCGCCGGGAAGCGCAAGAGCACGATCGTTAACGTTGCGCCAGGCTCCACGAAGACGGAGGTGTTTTCAATCCACCTCGCGCCGTATGCGTATCTCAAGTGCCGGAAGGTTCGAAACCTTCAGATCTCGCAGGGTGACGCCCTGTCAAAAGGAAACTCTGATCGCGTGATTAAGATCTTCTCATCGAGCGAGTGGCAGGAGCTATGGCCATCAAGGTTCGGGCGCAAGCAGATCGATGAATTTCAGGTGATGGACGATAACGACCGCGTAAGGCTGGAAATGGTTTCCCGTTCGTCTGGCGGTCAGATTGTCGGTAAGCGTGGCGGGTACATGACGCCAGGGTTTAGCGGCCTCATCGCGCTGGATGATATCGACAAACCGGATGATATGTTCTCGAAGGTGAAGCGTGAGAAAAACCACGTTCTGCTGAAGAACACCATTCGATCCCGTCGAGCGAAGAAGAAGAAGGGCGACGAAACGCCAATCCTTTCCGTGCAGCAGCGATTGCACGCGCAGGATGCCACCTGGTTCATGATGAGCGGAGGGATGGCCATCGACTTCGATCGCATTGTTATTCCGGCGATGGTAACGCGGGAATATGGCGAATCACTCCCTGACTGGTTGCGACCTGAGTTCGAGCGCGACGTGCTTTCCGGCCCGTCGGTGGTCATTGACGGCGTGGAATACTGGTCATTTTGGGAGGAGAACGAATCAATCGAGAACCTGGTTGCGCTACGCGAAGCCGATCTTTATACGTTCCTTTCGCAGTATCAGCAGGAGCCAATCGCCCTGGGTGGTAACGTGTTCAAGTCGGAGTGGTGGCGCTATTACGGCGATTCCGACAATGCGCACGAGCCGCGCCCGGACAAGTTCGAATATACGTTCATCACGGCGGACACCGCGCAGAAGGTCAAGGAGCTAAACGACTACTCTGTAATGTGCTATTGGGGCAAGTATCGGGATCGCGTCTACTTCATTGACGGAATTCGCGGAAAATGGGAAGCGCCAGATCTCCGCGTTCAGGCAGAAGCATTCATCAAGCAGTGCTGGCGTCGGAACAAGGAGTGCGGAAACCTTCGCCGGATATACATCGAAGACAAGGCGAGCGGTACGGGTCTAATCCAGGATTTAACGAAGGCGGTAAACGGCATGGGCGAGATCGTCCCGGTGCAGCGCGATAAAGATAAAGTCACTCGCGCTATGGATGCGCAACCAATCATCAAGGGTGGGCGTGTCGTGCTGCCGGACAATCACCCATTCGTTGCAGAGCTTGAGGCGGAGATGAGCGCGTTTACATATGACGATTCTCATCCACACGATGATATTTGCGACAACGTGTTTGACGCCGCAAACCTGGAAATGAACCTGAGCGACGATCCGGTAGAGCGAATGAAACGCCTTGCGGGATTGAAAAAGCTGGGTCGCTAATACATAATGTGGGCCTGACGGCCCACACTTAAACAAGGTTGAAATATGAATAACATTAAGATGGACGACTATAATCAAATCTTTAATGGTGGCGCTGGCTATGCGTCAACCCTCGCGTCTATCGCGGCAAGATTTGGAACAATGTCGCAGGTTGAAGAGTTCTATCATGAAAACGGCATGGCGAAGAAAATCGTTGACGTGATCCCGGAAGAAATGGTCGCTCCAGGCTTCCAGCTAAACGGCATTTCAGATAACACCAAGTTTCAATCAGAATGGGACGGGTTAAATCTGGAGCCGCAAATCACCGATGCTCTTTGCTGGGCGCGGCTGTATGGTGGCTCCTACGTCCTGGCGATGGTTAACGATGGTCGCGCGTTGACTTCGGCAGCGAAGCGGGGTAAGCCGCTCGAATCTATCGTTGTTTACGACCATGATTCCGTCTCCGTAGCAGAGGAGGAAACCAGCCCACGAAGCCCACGATTCGGAAAGCCTAAAATGTACGAGGTGAAGCCGCTGAACGGCGGGCAACCGTTCAAAGTGCATTATACCCGTATGCACTACATCGACGGCGAGCGAGTAACCAACAAGGTGCGCCAGCTAAACAAGGGTGCTGGTGGTTCGGTGCTGAACAAGTCGATCATTGAAGCGATTCTTGACTACGACTATTCGGAATATCTGGCAACGCAGCTACTGAAGCGCAAGCAACAGGGCGTTTGGAAGGCGAAAGGCCTGGCGCTAATCTGCGACGACAAAGAAGGCGAGTACGCCGCCCGGTTGCGCATGGCGCAGGTTGATGCTAATTCCGGCGTCGGAAACACGATCGGCATTGATGCGGACGACGAAGAGTACACCGTTATCAACTCCGATATTTCAGGCATCCCTGAATTCCTTTCCGCGAAAATGGATCGGATTGTCGCCCTGTCAGGCATTCACGAGATCGTGCTAAAAAACAAAAACACTGGTGGCGTAAGCGCAAGCCAGAACACGGCGCTACAGACGTTCTACAAACTGGTTGACCGCAAGCGCAATGGCGATTACAAGCCGCTGTTAGAATTCCTGTTACAGTTCATCGTAACGGAGGAGGAATACAGCGTCGAGTTCGAACCGTTGTCGCTGCCTACCGATGCGGAGAAAGCGGATATCTTCCAGAAGAACGCCAACGCGGCTCGCGGCCTCGTTACCGACCAGGTTATTGACGCCAACGAAGCGCGTGATACTCTGTCGGCGCTGATTCCGGAACTGAAATTAAAAGGCAATGCGCCGGAACAGAAAAGGCTACCAGATCGCACCGCTGGTTCAGGTAAGGCGCAAAGCGCAGAGATCTTAAACAACACGGAGGAAGTCGATGAATGATAAAAATGGGGGTTCGCCCCCGTTTTCTGAGTATCTTAAATACTTAGATGGGGTTCTGTACTGGTCTAAGTCGAGGAGTAACGTAAAGGCTGGCAGTGTCGCCGGGAGAGTGTCTAATGGGTACATCTCAATAAAGCTAAACGGTAAGGAGTACCAAGCTCACAGAATAGTGTGGGAAATGCATAAAGGTAAAATTCCAAGCGGCCTTGTTGTAGATCACATAAACCATAATAGGACTGATAATAGAATAGGTAATCTTAGACTGGTAACAAAAAAAGAAAACTCAAAAAACAGATCTAAACCTTCAAATAGCAGGAGCGGCGTTGTTGGTGTAAGGTGGTACGCACCAAGAGGTAAATACAGAGCTGAGATAATGGTTAATAGAAAAACCATCTTTCTAGGGTACTTTTGCACAATCATTGACGCTAAGGCTGAGAGACTTAGAGCGGAAAGGAGATTTAAATTTCATGAAAATCACGGCAATTAAAACCTGGAGATATCCAGAGGCAAGTGAAAGGCAGTTATCCCGCTCCATGCAGGACGCGGTGACAGAACTCGTGGTAGAAATGCGGGATCGCTTAGATCGTCTGAAATTTGACGCCACGGCGGAGGAAATCAGCCAGGCGGAAGACGATATCAGCGAATCGGCCATCGTGTTCTTTTCCGCCGTAATTGCGGCGCTTTCCTCCATTGGGTTGACTATCTATAGATTCAATTCGAAACAGTGGCTTGCAATTGCGATCGCGGCTGGCGGGCGGAACAACGAATCAGTTATGCGCCTTAAAGAATTCGGCGCTGGCGGGTATGAAGACTGGTATCAAGATTCGTTGAGGAAGTGGGAAGATACCGCCGAAGCGTCAATCAGGAAACTAGCAAGCGATATAGTAGCCGACTGGACAACGAAAGTTAGAACCGCCAACAACATTGGCAAGTCTCGCCAGCAGATCGATGAAATCATCGAAGGTCGATACGCTATTTATGGTAGCTGGTCTCGCAACCGGGCAAGCGGAATCATCGGAACTTTTAACAGTATGTTGATGATGCAGCGCCTAAAAGATGCTAAAGTATCGCATTACTTTTGGTTCGGGATGATGGACGACCGCGAGCGCGAAAGCCATATCAAGCTAGAAGGTAAGCGACGCCCCGTTAATGGTGACGGGATTTTCCCCGGCGAAGAATATCAATGCAGATGCTGGGCGTGCCCGGATTTCGAAAATATTGAGGGTTAGCATGGATTGGAATAATATATTCACCTATGATGATGGATTACTTAGATGGAGGGGTAAGCCTTCTAATAACGTTGAGGCTGGAGATGTTGCGGGATGTTTTGATGGTGATGGATACAGAGTTGTTACAATAAAGCCAAAGCAGTACAAGCAACATCGAATTGTATGGGAGATGCATAACGGGCCAATCCCCGAAGGAATGGAGATCGATCATGAAAATCACGTAAGAAGCGATAACAGAATCGAGAACCTGAGACTTGTGACAACAAAGCAGAATAAGCGCAATTACACAAGGCTAAGGAATAACACTTCCGGGGTAACTGGCGTCAGTTGGCACAAATCTTACGAAAAGTGGCAAGTGACAATTTACGACAATCACGGAAAGCGAGTGTACCTAGGAAGGTTTTCTGACTTTGACGAGGCGGTTAAGGTTCGCAGGGAAGCAGAAAAGTTATATAATTACCACACTAATCACGGAGATAAAAAATGAAAAGAGTTCAAAGGTTCGACACGGTAAAGGTAAAGGCCCGATTCGATGAAAACGGCTTCCTGGTTGACACTCCGATCGTGGCGCGTATCGGTGCGCAAACGTACCAGACGCCAACCGGGCCGCGAGTCGAGTTCCGCCCGCGTTCTGAGGTGTTTGATGCTGAATCGCTGGCGTCATACCAGGGCAAGCCGATCACTTTGGGTCATAAGATGGTGAACGCGCAGAACGCAAAAGGCCTGGTTGTTGGCTCGTGTTCCGGCGCTGGCAAAGAAGAGGGGATCGGCGTTCTTGTTCCGGTGATGATTTACGACGGCGAGTCAATCGAGCAAGCCAAAAAGCGCGTAGCGGCTGAGTTATCCGTGGGCTACACTTCGGTCGATATCGATCGCAAAGGTTGGGGTAATAACGCAACTGGCGAATATTATTTCGATGAAGACCTTCCGGAAAACTTCGAAGAGATGAAAAATGATTCCGTCTCTGATTGGGTTCGCTTTGATGCAGTGCAAACGAAGATTCGCGTAAATCATGTGGCGCTTGTGTTCCGTGGGCGTGCCGGGATTGCAAAATTAAATCTTGATAGCGAACAAGAATTCCCCTATGATGACGACTCAAACCACAAAGGAGCAAAAACAATGATCATTAAAATTGACGGCGTAGATGTTGAAGTGGCCGATAACGTAGGCGCTTACATTGCAAAACTCGACGCACAAGTTGCATCGGCAACCAGTCAGGTAACGAGCATCACCGCAGAGCGTGACGCGCTTCAGGCCAAAGTTGATGGCATTGAAGATGAAGTCGCCGCCCGCGTTGCTAAAATCAAAGCCGACGAAGACGCAAAACAGAAAGTTATCGCGGTTGTTTCTGCCGCTGGCGTCAAGTGTGACGGCCTGGATGTTAAGGCAATGAAAGTTGCTTACATCAAAGAGGTCGACGGTCGTGATCTGTCTGATAAAGAAGATTCGTACATCGACGCTTCTTTTGACTTTATCGCCAACTCTGATAAGATGGCTGGCAACCGCTCGAAAGTCTTTGGTAAGAAAGAAGACGGCGAGCAGAAAGATAAAGGCGGCTTACCGAAACTTGACGGCACCGAAATCATCGATCCGCAGGCAAAATTCCGCCGCTAATAATTTGCGGTCTTCGGGCCGCTACCAGACCAAATAAACAGGAGATTCAAAATGGCACAGATTCCAGCTTCTTATTCCCGCAAGCGCGATATTGCTGTAGCGGGGCAGATCGCTGATACGTCGCTTTATAATATCGATGGCACTTGCGTTGCTGAAGGCGATATCAAAGCTGGCGTACTGGTGGCTTCCACTGGCAAAGTTTCCAATGGCCACAAGGTAGTTAAGCCAGCGACATCAGCGAGCGACGTCATTGTAGGCATCGCGCAGTTCTCGCAAGCCTACTCGCCTGAAGGCAAGTATGACGATGATGGCGCGGTTAACGTTATGACTCATGGCCGCATTTGGGCGATCGCTGACACCACTGTTACTGAAGTAGATTGCAAATTTGATACTTTCGTCACCTTTACCGCAACCGGAACCGTTGCGAAAGGTAGTGCAGGGGTTATCAAAACTGGCTACAAACACACTGGCGAATACACCAAGAACGCAGATGGCACTGTTCTGGTGAAAGTTCAGGTGCTTCAGGGCGCGGTGGCTCCGTCAGTTGGGGTTTAACAAATAAGGGGCTTCGGCCCCATTTTTGCACCAGAAAAAAGCTTTGACGGTTTAACGATTCGTGATATTCTTCATCTCGTTAAGCTAAATACACAAACAGGAGTTTTCAGATGACTATGAAACTAGATGCATTCGAACAGAGTGCCATTAAGGTCGCAATGCAGGCCATGGGCGTAGACGCCACAAAACTTGATGCTTACGGTATTTGGACTGTTAAGCAGATGACTCAATTACTGAATCGTCAGTACGAGCAGGCATACCCGCAGACCAGCGCACTCGAGCTTTTCCCGGTAACTACCGAGATCTCGCCTACCGCCCGCCGCTTTGAGTGGCTAGAATTCGATGGCGTAACTTCTGCGAAAATTATCGCCGATTACACCGACGATCTTCCGACCGTTGAAGCGATGGCAAAAGAGAAATCTGGTAAAGTTTTCCGCCTGGGTAACGCGTGGTTTATTTCCATCGACGAAATTAAAACTGGCGCGGCGCTTGGTTCCAGCCTGAGCGATCGCAAAGCAACTCTGGCCCGCGAAGGTCATGAGAAGCTCGTAAACGATCTGGTGTTCAAAGGCTCCGCTCCTCACGGCATCGTTAGCATTTTCGACCATCCGAACATTAACCGCAAGACCGCAGGCGCTAAATGGGGCAATGATGCAGCGGCGGCTGAAAAGGCTTTCGAAGATATGGAAGACCTGCTTAACATGATCGAAGAAACCACACTTGGCCGCCATCACGCGACCAACATCGTGATTCCTCCGTCTAAGCGCCGTCTTCTGACGAAAAAGATGCCTGACACTAGCGGCGACTCTTATCTGACCTGGTTCACCAAGAACCACCCGAACATCACCATTACGGCGATGGCGGAGCTGGAAGATATTGACGGCGCAGGCACCAAAGGCGTGCTGGCATACGAAAAAGACCCAATGAACATGAGCATCGAGATCCCTGAGCGGTTCAACATGCTGCCGATGCAGCCGAAAGACCTGCATTTCAAAGTTCCGTGCACCTCCAAATGCACTGGTCTCATCGTGTACCGCCCGCTGACAATTGCGATCCTCACCGGGATTTAATCAAAAGCGCCTTCGGGCGCTTTTTTATTGCATTGCATTCTACAATGTGCTTTAATTTGAAACCTAAAGTAAACCAATGGAGCATTAACAATGACCAGTAAAAAAGAAACCGTAGAAACCGCAGAAATCACCAGCGCAGAAATCACCAGCGCAGAACAGACGCCGCAGGTTGTTCAACTGCAAAACGTTGGTGCATGTGCAATTCGCTATAAAGGCACAAATTACGTCTATGAGCAGGTTTTTGAAGTGCCAGAAAGCGAGATCGACCGCTTCCGCCACGAAATCTTCAAAGGCCGCGTCGAGTTCTACGACAATCCGAAACGCACGCGCGAATACATCGCAGCGGTGAAGGCGACAGCGAAAGAGATCGTGCAGCCTAAAAGCGCGGAATAACAAAAACCAACAAAGGGCGCTTCGGCGTCCTTTTTTATATCAGGAGATCGACCATGAATTACACGATTCAAGATGTGATCGACAAGATGCGCAGCCTTGCACCTCCGCTTAAAAAAGTGCCCGACGAACTGCTAACCGCATGGGTCGTGCTTGCTGAAGAGTTCGTTTGCAAATCAAGGTTCGGGGATTCCATTGTTACAGCGATCGCACTTATGACCATGCACCTAATGTTTTTGGATGGCGCAATGAAGCAAGAAGGCGAAAGCCTGGAGTCTTACACGCAGCGAGTGGCATCGTTCACCCTGACCGGGGAGTTTTCCCAAACATTCGATCGCGTATCGGCGTCAAGCGACAACGAAATGCTTTCTACTCCGTGGGGCAAAATGTACTGGCGTATGCTCAAGATGCGCGGCGGCGGCTTCGGCCTTCTTACCGCCGGGAACGTGCGCCGCTGCGGAATTGGTAGGTGATCGCCATGAACTACAAACAAATCCAGGCACGCGCAAGCGCGGGCATTAAGTTCTTCAGCGACGCTGACGGCGTGTTCAACAAGTACACGAAAGGCGCTGGCGGTGGCATCGACCCGGAAACCGGGGAGGATATCATTCCCGGCGAGGTGGTGACGACAATTAAAGGGGCGATCAGGGATGTAAATGATCGTGATATCAACGGCGAGACCATCCTTGCTGGCGATAAGCGCGGGTTTTTCACTCACGACGTGCCAATCATGGAAGGTGACGAAATCGAAGTGGACGGCGAGCGCTATCGCGTGGTTAATGCCCGCCCCGTAAAACCAACGGGAACCGTTGTCGCTTACCGTCCAGTTTTGCGCAGGGTGGCGACTTATGGCTAACTATACGATCCGGGAGTTCACAGGGGCAATTGATGCGTGGTGTAAGGCCGCTGGTGATGCGCTGGAGGACGTTGTAAGGTTTACGTGTGAAGATATTCACCGCGACCTTGTAATGCGTTCTCCGGTGGATACAGGGCGCTTCCGTGGTAACTGGCAAATCACCTTTAACCGTGCCCCGCTTTACGCGATTAACGCATACGACCAAACTGGCGAAAAGACGATCCAGAACGGTAAAGCCAACATTGCACTATACGCAAAAGGGGTTGGGATCACTTCGATCTGGTTCAGTAACATGCTAATCTATGCGAACGCGCTGGAGTATGGCCATTCAAAGCAGGCTCCCAATGGCGTTATGGGCGTCGTTGCGATCCGGCTGGGCGTTTATGTTACTGAAGCAATCAAGCGAGCGAGGGCGAAAAATGCATTATGAGATGGCGTTAAAAT